GGCCCCCGGGAGAGATTGGCCACCGATTTGCACAGGAGGCAGTCGGCCCAAACGCGACGCCTCGGCCGAAAATGGAACGCTGGCGGAATTTTTGGGGGTGAGTCAATACCCTTGTCGCACCCCAGGGGGCGATCGGGCCGTGGCGGGCCTGTTTTCGGTCGGGCCCCCGGGAGATGGTTATCCGATGGCCACACTTCTTCCCATCGTGCAGCGTCCCCGCCCACGCACACGCCCCTATACGCGCGCGCGGTAACTAGAGCTGAAGATTGCCTGTGTTTTAAGCAAAACCTGTTAAAGAGCGTTAAACGCAGTTAATTCTTGTTACAGGAATGCGGATCTTTTCGCGCTCCTATTTTGCCGGCCACGCGTCTCGGCCGCCCTCGCGGCCCGGCGTGGCCAAAAAAGTTGAAATTTCAACACTTCGATTTAATAACAAATAAGTAGTTTTTTTATAGTTTTTTAGTACTTTATTCTTCTAGGTTTTGCCGGCCACCCGGCTCTCGGGCTGCAACTTTCCAGCAGCCTGCCAACTTTCTCGAGCCCCTTCGGGCCCCTCCCCGAAATTTGTGGCCATCTTCGGAGCCTCATGGCTTTGTGACTCGGATTCACCCTGCCGTCGGGCTACCCTCGCCCTTCTCACCCCTTTTTCGCCCTCTCACCCTGTGGCTATCCTCGGGTTTTGCCCTCTCTGTCCCTTATACGGGCGTCAAATCAAAATTTTTCGCCGAAGAACTCCTAGATGTGCCCTTCACCGCTCGCCCCCCTCACCCCCTCCCCGCCTTCGTTTCCACTTAAGTAGCCACGTACTTCCGCGATTTTCGCTAAATCGATTCGATCTGACTCGATCAACTTTCGCCCCCTCCCCCGAATTTCCTGCTCTATTGCAGAGCCGCGTGGCCGCGGAGATGCCAGTATGCCCCTACGTGTGGGTATCCTATTGCAAAATGCAAATGCAAACTATTTGCATTTACATTGTTAAACGAGCATTAGAGCCGCATGGCCTCCCACCCAAATTCTTTCCACTCCGAAACTCGAAAATAATTACTTGGCTTTGTGCCCGAGCTGCACCCCCAAGTGTGGCTATCCTCGCGGCCTGGTGGCCTTTTTCAACAAAAATCTCACACACATGGCCTCCAACCCCTCGGAAGGGGTGAATTTCAAGTCTTTTCCGGTCTTTTTGAACAATTGGATCCCTGGATTTGAGCATGAAAATCAGATTTTTGTTGCAAATTGCGGCGTTTTTGTTGCGTGTGCAGTGCAGCAAGAGGGTAGGCGGCTAATTATCGAGATTTTTCGGGGGATTTTTGATTGAAATTCGTTGATATTTAACAAACTGAAGGGGTGATTTAACAAATTAAAATCACTTGCATTTGGCGGAGGGGGGTGATCGGGCTGATCGGGCGAGTTGCATAGGTACGCAAACTGTGTTAGTTGGGGCAGAGGTGCGCTGGGGCTGTCCGTGCCGGGGCACCCGGCGGTACCATTGCGCGGTTATGTGCTGGGGGTGCCGCCCCTGGCTGTGTGGTCATCGGGAAAGAGCAGCCCTCTTTTTTCTTACGTAGGAGTGTCGGGTCATGATGGGCGGGGATGTGCTGGGGTGGGTGGAGCACCTGTGCAGGCCGGGGGGTGAGACGGAGAGCATCTTCGGTTTGTTGCGTGGCCGGCAGGTGTGGGCGGTGGCGGATGAGCAGAAGAGGCCGTGGACGTGGAGTGGGATGGTGGGGCCGGGGGCGGAGCGGATGGGGTTAGAGGATGCGGTGGCGCTGTGGTTATCTGACTCGCGGTTCGTGGGGCTGGGGGTGTTGATGGAGGATGGGGATGGGCTGGTGTGTGTGGATTTGGACGTGCGGGAGGGGCAGAGTAGGGAGGTGCGGGGGCGGTTTAAGCGGGTGTTGGCGGCGTTTGCGGGGGTGGGGGCGTATGTGGAGAGCAGCTGCGGGGGGTGTGGCTGGCACATATGGGTAAGGGGGGTGTGGCCGGAGGGGAAGAAGAGGGATGGGGTGGAGGTGTACGGGGGGCGGAGGTTCATGGTCTGCACGGGCAATGTGGTGCGGGGGTGTGGGCCGGCAGGACTACCGGGAAACAAGCATGTAGATGAGCTGCTGGCGGGGATGTGGCAGCAGATGGGCACGCCTGCCGTCAGCCACCTGCCTGGCACCGGCCTGCACGCTGCCGGCCACCTGCCGGCCGTTAACCACACTGGCCCTGTGGCTGGGCCGTATGGGGCGGCTGCCCGCCTGCTGGGCATTGCGTTGCCCGGGAATCCTATAGGCTCTCCTCTTGCCCCCGGCATGCCGGGCCAGCCTGCCACCCCCAGTGTGGCCATCGCCCAGCAGCCCGCCACCCCGCTACCCGGCCAGCCGGTGCCGCCTGCTGCACCACAAGGTGTGGCCATCCAGCAGCCCGGCAGCACCTTCACGCCTTCGTTGGCAGTAAGCACCGTGCCGCCCTGGCTTCGCGGCCAGGAAGATGAGCAGGTGCGGCCTGCGCAGCAGGTGGCCGGCGTGGTGGGCACAGACGAAGAAGTGCTGCGGGTGGCCCGGGCGGCGGACAACGCGGACAAATTTGAGCGGCTGTGGCGGGGGCAGTGGGAAGGGGAGTACAGAAGCCAAAGCGAGGCGGACTTGGCGCTGATGAGCATGCTGGGGTTCTACGTGCGGGCGGATGATGCGCAGGTGCTGCGATTGTTCAGGCAGAGCGGGCTGGGGCAGAGGGAGAAGGCCCACCGTGGGGGGTACGCGGAAAGGACCCTGATGGGGGTCAGGAGGCGGCAGGTACGGGAGCTGGCAGAGGGGGAGATGGTGGCGGCGGGGGCGGCGGCCATGGCGGCACGCGCTTTAGGTACGGCCGCACCGGCCGGGGCCGGGCCTACGCAAGGGGCGCTGCAGGTGCAGCTACCGCCTACGCCAGCAGGGGTAGGGCAGGCAGCGGCCGGGCTGTACGGCCAGCGGCGGCTGCAGGAGCTGGAAGCGCAGCAGCGGGAAAGGGAACGCCTGGCAGCGGCGGTGGCAGCGGCGCAGGGGGGCATTAGGAGTACGAAGGTGAGTGCCCCGGCCGTTAGCTGGCCCGTGGCCTGGACGAGTGAAGAGGCGGCCGTGCTGCCGGGTACCGTGGTAGCGCCCCATGTGGTCACTCCTCCTAGCGTCGCGGTCATGAGGGAGGACCTGCGCGGGCCGTGGCCTGCGGAATGGACAGAAGAAGCCGTGCTGGGGGTGGAGATGAGCCACCCGCCGGGACGGCTGGGGGAGGTGAGCCGCTGGTGTATGGAGAACAGCTACCTCCCATTCCTGCAGGCGGCGGTAACGAGCACCTTCGCGGTGGCCGCCGGCCTGTTTGGCCACAGCTGGCAGCTCCCGCAGTCCGGGCTCAACCTGTACATAACGATGGTGGGAAGGAGCGCGGTGGGGAAGGAGGCGGTGCTGGGCAGCGCGGGCCGGATTATGCAGGCGCTGCAGAAGCTTAACCCCAGCGCAGGCCGGTTCTTCCACTTCGGCGCCTTTGCCAGCGGGCCGGCACTGAGACGCATGGTGGCGGATGACCACAGTAGTGTGGCCATCTTCGTCGGGGAGTGGGGGTACGTGGTGCAGGGGCTGGGGGATGTGACCAACGCCAACGCGCTGGGCATACGCAGGGAGGTAACGGACTTGTTCCAAAAAAGCGCCGCCGGCAGCGTGGCAGGGGGCCGGGTGTACGCGGATAAGGAAAAGACCGTGGAGCTGGCCAAGAACGTGGCGGTAACGCTGGTGGGGGAAACGACCCCGGACCTGTTTTACAGCAGCTTGAGCTACGACATATTGGCAGACGGGTTCCTTAGCCGCTTCTGGATCATTGACTACGACGGCGACCGGCCCATTACGAACGCTCGCATCAACAACGTGTTCCCAGAGGACCTCGCGAGGTACTTCGCCCAGGCAGCGGTGCAGGCGGAGAAGCTCGCAATGACGAACACGTGGACGGACGTGCTGTTTACGGACAAGGCCAAGAAGATTTTCGAAGACTTTGACAGGTTCTGCGTCAGCAAGTTCTACGGCCGCGAGGATGAGGCCCTGCGGCAGGTGTGGAACAGGGCACACCTGAAGGCTCTCAAAATCGCCGCGCTGTGCGCGGTGGCGGATAGCTACATGAAGCCAACGGTGAGAGAACCACAGGCGGTGTGGGCCACGGAGCAGGTGTTGCGGGATGTGTACGGGTTGCTGCGCAGAGTGGAGAGCGGACAGGTGGGGGGTAGCACGGAGACGCAGCAGATGAAGATCGTGCAGAGCCTGATTAAGGAGTACCTGGCGGGTGGGGCCAAGAAGTGTGAAGAGCGACTGCGGGTGGCCGGCGTGGTGCCGCACAGCTGGCTGATGGAGAGGGTGCAGGACTTGGCCCCGTTTAGGAAGCACCGGCTGGGGGCGCGGCTGGCGCTTAAACAGGTGGAAGATGAGCTGATTTCCCAAGGCACCCTGCAGCAGGTGGGAGGGACGGACGTGCGCGACAAGTTCCAGTACCACGCGGCCACCAAGCTCTTTTACGTTTGTTACACCCCGGAATAGAGGCAACGGGGCGTAAACTGTGCACATGCGGTTAACCACACCGGGGCAGCCCGCCACGCTGCCCCCCCCTGCAAAGTGTGGTTATCCGGATTCCCGCCCCCACCGGGGCGCAACGGAGGTAAGAAATGGACGTGTTGCAAGAATGGTATGAGGCGCAGCAGCAGCTGCAGGCGCTGAAAGAGAAGGAGGCGCGGCTGCGCAAGCTGGTCGCCGAGAGCTTCGATGTGGAAAAGGACTTCCACGGCACCAAGAAGCGCCCCTTGGGCAACGGCTGGACGCTGGAAGCCAGCTGGAGCCTGACTTACAAGGTGCTGCCCGATGTGGTGGAAGAGCTGATGCCGGAACTGCTGGACAAGGGCATTGACCCGAGGGCGGTGGTGCGGTGGAAGCCGGAACTGGACAAGCGGAACTATAACGCGCTGACGCCGGAGCAGCAGCAGGTGATGAACCTGTGCATGGAAGTGAAACAGGGGATGCCAACCATGAAGGTTGTGGCACCCAAGGGGGCGGCACAATGAACAAGATGCTGATGCTGGAACGCAGCCGCCGGGTGCAGGCCGCCCTGCTGGCCGCCCTGGCAACGGGTGCCGGCGTGGCCGGGGTATTGTGGCTGGTGAGGTGGATGGTGGGAGGCGGGCAATGAGCGAGGTCTACCACGCGGAGTTCACGCCGCAGGAGCTGGCGGAAATCCTGCAGAGCCTGTTCAACACGGCCCGCCTTCTCAAACAGCACCGGAAGTTTCTTCTTAACGTCCTGGGCAACTACATGACGGAGAAGGAGTACGCCAGCATCCGCAAGCTGCTCGATGAACAGCTCGATGCGAATGCCGAGAAGTGCGCCAAGGCCACCGCCTACCTGGAGCGGGAGGACATGCGTAGCAGGTTGGCAAACATGGAGGGCAACGAACGTGAGTGAAACCAAGAAGGGTGGACAATTCACGCCCCAAGAACTTGTGGTTATCCTGCGCGCCAGCATCAACATGGGAACGCTGATGCGCCAGCAGCGCGAGTTCCTCATCGACGTGTTGGAAAACTACATGGGCAAGGAAGAGCATGCACAGCTGGCGCGGCTGCTGAATAACCAGCGTGACGAAATGACCAAGCAATGCGCACAGGCCACGTGGTTACTGGAGCGTGAACGTGAGCGCGAGCTGCGCGCACAAGAAGAAGGAGAGGCACATGGCCAGTAAAAAGAAACTCAAGAAGGCACTCGGCATGCTGCAGCATGCGCTGCTGGGCATGTCCGGCTTCCTGCAGGTGCTGGACCGGCAGAGGCAGGAGGCGCTGGCGGCGCTGGCGGAACATGATGAAGCCAAGGCCAAGGCCCTTCTGCGCAAGTTCCAGACCTCGGACCGGACGATTACCACAATGCTCCGCGATGAAATGGAACAGGGGCTGGACGATGGCAAAGACGATTGAACTGCCCCCGGAGCACGGGCAGCGGCTGCTGGCGGCGCTGGTGGCGTATGCGGCGGAGCTGCGGGAGCAGAGGGCGCTGCTGCTGCTGGCGCTGCACGCGGCGCAGCCCGTGCAGGCGGCGGAGCTGGAAGCCACGCTGGATGGGAGGATTGAAGCCCTGGCGGTGGGGTGGCAGGATGTGGTGGATGTACTGACAAGGGAACTGCAGAAACATGAAGGTGATTCAAACGGAAGTGATCAACGTCAAGACGGCCGAGGAGATTTTCGAGGCGGCCATGAACTGCGCGGCGCTGATGCGGGACCAGAGGGACGAGGCGCTCGAAGCCCTGACGGTGAAGGACGAGGCGCTGGCCAAGACGCTGGAGGAACGCTGGCAGAAGGAAGCGGACAAGATGGTGGCGGACCTGGAAAGCAAGATGGACACTTTGTGTGGGGCTAAACTGAAATGACAGACGGTATGGACCTCTGGCACGAAGCCAAGGAAGAGTTCTTGGTTGTCTGCCGCCTGGCCCGGCTGTACCGCAAGCGCCTGGAGCAGATTGTCAAGGAGCTTCCCCCGGAACAGCAGGCGGCGCTGCAGGAAGAGTGGGACCGGCGGCCGTTTACGGACAAGGAACAGGAGGTGCTGCAATGGCTGCAGTGAGCCACGACGTGAGCGAGCTGGTGGCGGCGCTGCTGTACCTGGCCAGCGAGCTGCAGAGCGAGCGCAATGAGCTGCTCCAGACGTTGCACGATTACGATGAGGATGTCTGGCAGGAGCTGGGGGAGGAGTACAATAGGCGGCTGCGCAAGCTGTTTAAAGAGTACCCGGTGCTGGAGAAACTGAACGAGGAAGCGCGCAATGCAAAACGAAGAACGGGCAAGTGACAGCCTCACTGCCATCATAGCGGTGCTCAATGAGCTCGCGGAGCAGCGCACGCAGGTTCTGCGCGTGCTGTATGAGCTGGGCAACCTGAACGCCCCGACGGCGGACGCCCTGGCGGCGGCGCTGAACGAGGAAAACAGGCTGCGGCAGCGGCAAATGGACGAAACGGTTCGCGTGCTGGTAATGCACTCGATGAACAAAGGACGTGAAAAATGGCTCTCACAATTACGAGTAGCATGAGCGCCCCGGAGGCCATCAAGTGCCTCCGTGCGGCAATGGAAGAAGCCCCCCGTTGGTGTGGCAATCCGCACCAGCTGGAGATTCTGGTCAGCGAAACCGAGAAGGTACTCGTTATGTTCGAAGAAACCATTGCGGAAAACGACCGCCTGCTCAACCTCGCCTACGGCGGCGTGGCGGACCTGGAGCGGGCCAAGAAGCACATCGAAGACGCCATTGCGGCGCTGGAGGTGTAACGCCATGGCCTTCACCTTCACGACCGCAGAGCAGCAGAGCCGCGATAGCGGCCTCAAGTGCCTCGTGTACGGCCCCAGCGGCATGGGTAAGACCATGCTGTGTGCAACGCTGCCGGCACCGCTGCTGCTGAGTGCGGAGAGCGGCCTGCTGAGCCTGAAGCGCAAGAACATCGAGAAGGTCTACGGCGTGGACGCCCCGGGGGTGAGCTACGATATCCCCGTTGTGGTCATCAAGACCTACGAGGATCTGCTCGACGTTTACCAGTTCCTTCTGACTCCTGACGCTGCCGGCGTGCGCAGTGTGTGCCTGGACAGCATCAGCGAAATCGCTGAGGTGGTGCTTAGCAACCTGAAGCGCAGTGCCAAGGACCCCCGGCAGGCATACGGCGAGATGATGGAAAAGGTCATGGACCTCGTGAGGAAGTTCCGCGACCTGCCCGGCAAGAACGTCTACTTCAGCGCCAAGCAAGAGGCGGTGAAAGACGAACTGACGGGGGCACAGCTGTACGGCCCCAGCATGCCCGGTACCAAGCTCGGCCCCGGCCTGCCGTACTATTTCGATGAAGTGTTTCGGCTCGGTATGCAGAGGCAGCAGGACGGCAGTATTATGCGATTCCTGCAGACGCAGCCGGACATGCAATATGTGGCAAAGGACCGCAGCGGGGCGCTGGAAGCGCTGGAGCCGCCGCACCTGGGCTACCTGCTGAACAAGATCCACGGTTAACCACACGTTGCCCACAGGAGGGCGAGAAACATGGTCACATTCAACTTCAACACGCAGAACCTGCCGGATGGCGGCGACGGGTTCGATCTCATTCCGACGGGCTGGTATGCCGGCTTTGCGGACGAGACGGGCATCAACCCCACACGGGACGGCGCGGGGGCCTACATCAAGGCCCGCTTCCGCATCCAGGGTCCCACGCACGCCAATCGCGTGATTTTCAAGAACTTCAACATTCGCAATTCCAACGACAAGGCCGTGGAAATCGGCTACCGGGAGCTGGGCCAATGGTGCCACTCCGCCGGCCGCCCCGCGATCAACGACACTCAAGAGCTGCACGGGGCGCTGGTGGAGTTCTACGTCACGACGCGCAACGACCCGACGGGGCAATACGAACCGCAGAACGAGATCAAACGCTTCCGCAAGCCCGGCACGGGTGCCCTTGGCCCCACCGTGGCCGCCACCATGCCGGTGGGCACGGCCCAGCCCCAGCAGGCATACACGCCGCCGGCAAACAACCCGTTTGCCGCGCAGGTGCCGCGTGGGGCGGTGGAGCAGGCCAGCGCGTTTACCGTGAACAACCCGTTTGCACAGCCCCAGCAGCCCGCCCCGCAGCCGCAGCAGGCCGCGCCCATGGGCAACCCGTTTGCCGCCGCCACCATGGCTGCCGGCATGGCTGCAGTGGCTGCAGAGGCCCTTGTGCAGCAGCCACCGGCCCAGCCGTGGCAGCAGCCCCCGCAGCAGCCGGCCGCGCCCACCGCGCAGGCTGCCGCGCCCTGGCAGCCGCCGGCAGCGGTGCAAGCGGCGGCAGCCGCTACTGCGGCAGCCCCGGTGCAGGAGCGCCCTGCGAAGGGTGGCCGCAAGAAAGCGGAAGAGCCCCCTGCTGAGCCGGTGGACCCGGTGGAGGAGGCTAATGCGGAGCTGGCCCAGCAGCAGCTGCCGCCCTGGCTGCAGCCGTAATGCTGTGCAGGATGGCCACACTTGCCAGTGTGGTTATCCTTTGCCCACGGCCCGCAGGTACGCGGGCCGTTTTTGAATATGAACGAGGAACCCCAGCATGCGGCTCGCAGTCCAAACAATGAAGGCCATTGAAGACCAGATGAAGGCGGATCAAGGCAATGCCTTCCGCTACTGGCTGCAGCGCGTGCTGCCGCACATGGGGGATGCGTACCGGCAGGATGAAGCGGGGCACCGCGCACACCTGGGCGCGTCCGTTATCGGGGGGAGCTGCCCCCGGAACATCTGGTACAGCTTCCGCTGGGCCAAGCTCCTGAAGTTCGACGGCCGCCTGCTGCGGCTGTTTAACCGTGGACACCTCGAAGAGGCCCGCTTCATTGCCTGCCTGCTGGCCATTGGCGTGGAAGTCTTTCAACAGGACGCCACCGGCAAGCAATTCCGCATCAATGACGTGGATGGGCATTTCGGCGGCAGCGGGGATGGCATTGCGCGGGGGATCCCAGACCTCGGGCCGGACCAGTACGTGCTGCTCGAGTTCAAGACGCATAACCGCAAGAGCTTTGATACGCTGAAGGCACAGGGGGTGCGCAGCGCGAAGCCCGAGCACTATGTGCAGATGAACATCTACATGCGCAAGATGGGCCTCGCGGTGGCGCTGTACATGGCCGTGTGCAAAGACACGGACGAGATACATGCGGAGCTGGTGGAGCTGGACCCGGAGTGCGCGGATATGTACCTGGAGCGGGCCAGGAACATTATCTGGCTCTCCAAGCCGCCGCAGGGGGTAAGTGATAATGCCGGCTACTGGGAGTGCCGATACTGCGATTACCGCCGGCTGTGCCACATGGGGGATACCAGCGAGGTGGACCGCAATTGCCGCACGTGCCAGCACGGCAGGGCGGCGGCGGGTGGGGTGTTTGAGTGCACGCGGGATGGCCACAGGTTGGATGTAGCGGCGCAGCATGCGGCGTGCGAGCACTACCGCGTAGGGGAGGCCTTCGGCCGTGGGGTATAACCTCTACTGGTATCAGCAGGAGTGCGTGGACAGTATTTTCGAGTACTTCCGGCACAAGAAAGGGAACCCCGTGGTGTGCCTGCCCACGGGCACGGGCAAGAGCCTCATCATTGCGGAGTTCGTGCGTCGGGCGTTCGCCATGTATGCGAACCAGAAGATGCTGGTGCTGACGCATAGCAAGACGCTGGTGGAGCAGAACGCGGAGCGGCTGCGGCAGCATTGGTCGCAAGCCCCCTACGGCATCAATAGCGCCGCGCTCAACCGCCGCGACACGCTGGAGCCGATCATTTTCGGGGGCATTGCCAGTGTGGCAAAGAGCTGGCAGCGGTTCGGTCGTGTGGACGTGGTGTTGATTGACGAGGCGCATCTGGTCAGCCACACCGAGACCACGATGTACCGCAAGTTCCTGGACAACCTCAAGAGCGTGAACCCACACCTTGTGGTTATCGGCCTCACCGCGACGCCCTGGCGGCTGGGATACGGCACGATTACGGACAATGTGAAGACGGCCAAGGGGGAGCTGAAGAGCCTCTTCACGGACATCTGCTATGACCTCACGACCCCGGACAATTTTAACCGCCTGATTGCCGAAGGGTTCCTGTCCCCTCTTACCACGAAGCGCACGAAGTACGAATTGGACGCCACCGGGGTGCACATTGTGGCGGGGGATTACAACCAGAAGGAGCTGCAGCTGGCCGTGGATAAGGACACGGTGACGGCGGCGGCGCTGGATGAGGCGGTGGTGCTGGCGGCGGACCGCCTGCATTGGCTGGTGTTTGCCAGTGGGGTAGAGCACGCGGAGCACGTGGCAGAGGCGCTTAACCGGCGGGGCATTGCTGCGGGCTACCTGCATAGCAATATGCCCCAGCAGGAGCAGGACGAAGCCGTTCGGCGGTTCAAGAGTGGCGAGCTGCGCGCCCTGGTGAACAACAATATCCTGACCACCGGGTTTGACTTTCCGGAGCTCGATTGCATTATCGTGCTGCGCCTGACGGAGAGTGTGGTGCTGTGGCGGCAAATGACGGGGCGGGGGACGCGCATTGCGGAAGGTAAAAGGGATTGCCTGGTGCTGGACTTTGCCCGGAACACGGAGCGGCTGGGGGCGATTAACCACGCATACGTACCGCGCAAGCCCGGCACAAAGGGTGGGGGCAGGGCACCCGTTAAGGAGTGCCCGGCGTGCGGGAACTATTGCCACCTGAGCGTCAAGGTCTGCGAGAACCTGCTGCCGGATGGGCGCAGGTGTGGCCATCTTTTCAACTTCGAGTTCAAAGTGAAGACGACAGCGAGCACGGAAAGCATCATTGAGGGGGCGCTGCCGAAACTGGAAATACGGAAGGTAGACCTGATTACCTATGCGGTGCACCACAAGGCAGGGAGCCCGGACATGCTGAAGGCGACCTATTACTGTGGGCTCAGCAAGTTCGATGAGTACGTGCACCTGGAGCACCCGGGGTACGCGGGCAAGAGGGCGCGGGAATGGTGGCGGCTGCGGGATGGCAGCGGGGGGCCGGTACCGCGCAGCACGGCGGAGGCGCGGGAGAGGGTGGAGGGGTTGCGCAGCCCTACCCACCTGCGCATCTGGATCAACAAGAAATACCCTGAAATCCTCGGCTACTGCTGGGACGGCAGCGCGTTTGGAACCGCGAAACCTGTAACCGCTGGTGCCAAGGTGTAAAAGATGTAACTGTGCTTTGTGGTTGAAATTAGATGTACTACCATGCGTTTCATGTGGGGCAGCGCAATAGCCCCGGCAACCTGGAGGTAACACAAAATGAAACGCGACGAAATGAGAAAAATCCTTCGCCAACACAAAACCGTGGGCGTGAGCTACATGACGATGGACGAACTGCGCGCCGAGTGCGAGAAGCTGGGCTACGATGTGGGCGTGAAGCCGGAAGTGAAACCTGCTGAAAGCGACGAGTCTGGCTTCGATGCCATGAACGACAGCTTCAATGACGTGCCGACGCCGGTGGGAGGGAACCCGTTTGCCAGCTTGGTAGAGCAGGTAACGCGGGAGGTTCCGCCGGAAGAGGCGGTGGGCAAGGGGGTGGAGTACAAACCGAAGCGGACGCTGTGCGAGTACCGGAATGGCGTGGTGGCACCGCTGCGCGGGGTGTGCCGGGATGTGTGGGATTACTGCAATGAGCTGCTGGAAGAAGAGGATGACCACAGTTATCTGACCAAAGAGTTCTTCCAGAAGGTCACGGCGCACGGCAAGGAAGTCGGCTGGAACGCCAACAATGTGAGCCAGGAGGTGTGCCGCTGGCGCAAGTTTTGCGGTTACAAGCGGGTGCAGAACGGTGACTGGCAGCTGGGCGGGGAGGCAGAGTGATGGAAAAGTGGCTGGTGCTGGACACGGAGCACATGCGCGTTAAGGCGGTGCTCTGCAGCCAGCAGGACGCGATCAAATGGCAGGAGCTGTGCTGCAGCGGGGTGGCGAGTACCGTGCTGCAGCCGCTGGATGTGCTGGTGCTGCGGTTTACCGACGGGCAGCTGGTGGCGCTGTACGTTAACCTGGTGGGGCACGGGACGCCGGATAAGCCCAGGATGGCCACGCTGCGGTATGTGCTGTGGCAGATGCTGGCCAAGGTGCCGTACACGGATTACGACTCGGCGGAGCTGGGGGCGCAGCACCAGGAAATGTGCATGAACGATGTGCAGCTGCAGGCGGACGAAGGGTACGGGCAGGAAGAGCTGCCCAGCTACCAGTATGTGCGCCACAGCTATGGTGCACGGCAGGCCCCGTACGAACCGGAAACGGGCGTGCGAATCAACGTCAACAATGAGGGCGAACAGTTCCTGTGGCGGCACTATGCCACGGCTGTGATGCGCCCCAGAAGATAAGAGGAACAACGATGAACAACGAAATCACTTTCACGGAAGACACGCTGGCCGCGGACCCCACGGTGTCCTTTTTCAGCGCCCCCCTGCCGCAGCACATACAGGAGGAGGTGAAGCTGGCCCAAGAGAAACAGCAGCGGCGCAAAATGGCCCAGAAGGCCAGCGAACAGGTGGCCGAGGCGATCAAGGCCCAGACGGACCTGGAAACGGCTGCCGCCACGCAGATGGCCATGCGGCAGGTGGATGAAGAACTGGCTGAGGCTACTCAAGATGAGCTGCCCCGCAAGCGCTATGAGCGCAAGATCACGGTCGGCGTCGATGCCATGCCCATTCGTAATGGTGTGCGGCACCCGCGCCCTGGCACCAAAGCATACGTCTTCTGGAAGCTCTACACGGAGCTGAGCAAGGAACAGCGCTCCCCCGTCGCGTTCGGGGACGCCCGACCGCACATTGACAACCTGGGCATGAACCTCAACTCTGCGCGCCTGGAGTACGCGGAGTGGCGGAAGTTCTTCGGGGTTTCCGGTCGTGTGTACACGAAGGAACAGATTGCGCGCAGGGCAGCCTACGCGGAAGGAAAGTAACGGGGTGTGGTAAACTTGCAGCGTTGCAAGGTTGCATTGGAAGACCTGACGTTTCTCACGTCGTTTACCTCCATTTACCCGCGCAGTGGGCAAGGCTGCGCGGGTTTTTTTTGACGTGTGGGGTTGCAAACCGTTACAGCCAGGAAATGAGGGTGGGCGGTACCATGGCTGCACATTGGAGGTAACACAATGAAAGAATCGATGAGCCAGATGTGGCATGATGTGAAGAAGGAACCCGCTGCGGACAACGGCGGGCTGACGCGGCACCAGCTGGCACGGAGTGGGCTGGCCAAGGGCACACAGGCGCTGGAGGTCATGGCGCAGCTGGGCGCATGGGACGCCATGGCGCGGGGGCAGCTGGAAAACTACGCCAGCGACTTCCGGGATTACAATCGGGCCATGAGCCTGATGGTACATAACCTGGAGCTGACGGTTAACGAACTGAAACGGAGATGCAAATGAAGCTGATGGAATCGGCCATCAAGACGCTGTGGTGGCGCGTCATGCAGCTGGCAAAGGACAGGGAGGACCTGTCCGAGTACTGGGTGGAGCTGTACACGCTGGAAATGTCCTCGGCGCACAAGATGGCTCTGGTGGTGGCGGAAAATGAAGGGCTGGTGGAGTTTGACACCAGCGGCCCGAACCTGCGCGTAGGGTTAACCAAGGCCGGCTGCGAGTACGCCGCCATGAATTTCCGCACCCCCGTGGTCATCAACACTGAAGAGCGCAAGGCCCCGCAGTACGCCACCCACGGCGCGGCGTGCTTTGATATTGAAACCAACGAAAGCGGCCTGGTGCCGGCCCACGGCTCCCATACCTTCGGCACCGGCATTCACGTTCAGCTGCACCCCGGGCAGGCGCTGCTGGTGTACAGCCGCAGCGGCATGGCCTTCAAGCACGGCGTGCGCCTGGTAAACAGCGTGGGCGTCATTGACAGCGATTATCGGGGTGAAATCCAGGTTGGCCTGCGCAACGACACCGACACCCCGTACAGCGTGAAGAAGGGGGACCGGGTGGCGCAGGGGCTCATTATGCCCGTGCGGCGTGTGGAATGGGTGAAGCTGAAGGAGCTGGACCCTTCCCAACGTGGCCACGGCGGGTTCGGCAGCACAGGGAGGTAACATGAAACTGGACAACGACGATATCGAACGCAACCTCGGGTTGATGGAGGCCATGAATTGCTTCGTTAACCATAACGGGGACGAAATGCGTGACGAGGTGAACTACAAGGATGTGCCTAAACAGCTGAGGGCGTACCTGCCACTGCTGGAGGTGAGTGGGTACCTGTATTACTCGTATGACGGCAGCTACAGGCTGACGCCCAAGGGCAAGGAGTACCTCGAGCTGTAGCATCTGCTTGCACACAGTTACCAATTCTTACAGCTTCCGCGCTGCCGTTGGTCTACCATAAACACATGGCGCAACGGTAGCGCCACATAAGAGGAACAGAAAATGAAAGCAACCCTTGCACCCATCACCCTCGCCCTCACCCTGGCCGCTTGCGGCGGCGGTGGTGGCACCAGCACTAAGAGCGTGGATAACCACACTGGGGCCGTTGTCTCACCCCTTGTGGTCAACCAGAATACCAACCCGCAGCAGGAACAGCCCAAGCCCCAAGAACAGCCCAAGCCCCAAGAGCAACCCAAGCCGCCGCAGAATGCGTATTGCGCGGGTGCCGCTTGCGGCGTGGTGCAGCCCAAGCCGGAACCTGAAAAGGAAGACCCGGCGGCTGTGGAAGCCGAGAAGGTGCGCATGGAGGCCTTCTTCAAGCTGTTTAATGAGCAGCTGGAACGTGCCCGCCCCTTCAGCTACTACACCTTCACCTCCGGCTATGTGCCCCTGGCCATGCGCACCACGCAGGAGAACCTGGACCCGGACTGGGACAAATCCGTGCGGTGGTTCTGCTACAAATTCCAGTCCGAGGCCGAGTACGCATGCAATGTGCAGCCGTGGAAGCAAGTGAAGTTCGCTCCTGAGATTACCACAGATGAGGAACGCCGCTGGAAGAACAAGGGCATGAGCTGGGCCACGGACCCGCGCAACGTGAGCCCTGCACCGCAGAAGGACTACGGCGGCTTCCGCGGTGACAATCCGTCCATGGGCCAATACGGCTACCGCAAGGTCTACGGCCCCTTCGAGCGCCCCTTCCAGAACTCCATGAGCGTGGTGGACGTGCAGGAACTGCGGAAGGCTCTGCTGCTGCAGCTGCAGCTGACCATCGACGTGCAGCAATGGTATTGCGTCGGGGTGGGCTTCGTGCCCATCAACGACTTCCGGTGCGTGAACCGGGAAATCATTCAGGGGCAGAACGCCCTGGCGTATGCCCGCACCCACTGGAGGCAGATGGTGGACGCCTTCATGCCGGGGTACGCGGAGGACGTGTACCGCAATCGGTACTTCAGCGCCCACATGTGCCAAGCGCGTGTTACCACGGAACAGGACGTGGCCAACGAGTGCGCGTACTGGCAGGAGGTGGGCAAGGCCACCCCCGCGCTGGAAAGCGACTTGTACGATAACCCGCTGTTCGAAACCGTGGGCGCGGACCTGAAAGTGGAGAACCTGAAATGAAACTCCTTCTGTGCGGCAGCCATCGGCAGGGCGTGGCGGAACTGATGAAGATCCTGCACGGGGTACCCATGCTGTCCGAAGAGGACCAGCCCAAGGGCGGCCCCGCGGACCCGTGGTTCGTGTTCAACAATCACCGCTTGCTGTGCGGCTGCTGCGGCGACAGGTACAATGATGCAGACGCGGCGCTGCGCACGCTGTACGAAGTGATCCTGCCCCGGTACTACGGGCAGGACGGGCTGTTCGCCGTGGCCAGCATTAACGAGTGGACCCGCGACATGGGCAACGACTGGGATATGACCATCAAATGCTCGGCCGAGGGCATGAAGGTGGTCCGTGCACAGAACGTGTACACGAAGTACCTCGGGCACCGCATGACCTACGAAGAGTGGGGCGAGCTGTGCGGGGCAAACGACTTGGGCCAGCTGCTGGATAAGCTGCTGGAGCAGTAACATAGCCGGGCATTGTGCAACCCCACCCCCGGTAGGATAGCCACACTGGGGGTCAACTCCACACCATGAAGATCAATCTGCAACCCATTGAAAAACTGGACCGGCAGTCCGGCGAATACCTGGACGTGCACTCCATGTTCTACACGCTGCAGGGGGAAGGCCCCTTCTGTGGCACCCCCGCTGTGTTTATCCGCTTGGCCGGCTGCAACCTGCAATGCCCTGGCTGTGATACGGACTACACCAGCACCCGAAAGCGCGTGGCGGTGGGCACCATGCCCATGCTGGTGGCGCAGCAGTGCGGCCGCCCTGGCACCCTTGTGGTCATCACCGGAGGCGAGCCCTTCCGGCAAAACCTGGCCCCGCTGTTCAAGGTGCTCACAGAGGCCGGCCATTACGTGCAGGTGGAGACGAACGGCACGCTGCCCCCGAGCCCTTGGCCGTATGCGGACAACATTGGCAAGCGGAAGGGGGTGTACGTGGTGTGCAGCCCCAAGACGGGGCGCATTAACCCCGGCACGCACGAGGCGGCTTGCTGCTACAAATACGTGATGGAGCAGGGCAATATGCACGCGCAGGATGGGCTGCCCATGACGGCGCTGCGGCATACGGCAGTTCCCTACGTCGCACGGCCTGCGCCTGGCAGCAAGAAGCCGGTGTACCTGCAGCCTATGGACAGCCAGGACCCGGAGCAAAACGAACGCAACAGACATGCCGTGGTGGCCAGCGCCCTCCGGCATGGGTACATCGTGCAGCTGCAGGTTCACAAGCTGCTGGGGTTGGAATAGGGTAGGAATGGGGTAAGAAAATGGCTGAAATGGGTAAGAAATGCGTAATCGTGTTCAGTGGGGGGCAGGACAGCACGACCTGCCTCTGGTGGGCCAAGAAACGGGGGTGGGATGTCCACTGCCTGACGTTCGACTACGGCCAGCTGCACAGCATCGAGCTGGACTCCGCTCGTAACATTGCCAAGCTGGCCAAGGTGCCGCTCACCGTCCTGGCGGTGCCGCAGGTGCTGCGCAGCACCAGCCCGCTGGTGACACAGGAAGCCCCCAAGGAGTACGAGAGCTTCCAGCAGATGGAAAAGGAAACGGGCAAGAACGTGGAAGCAACGTTCGTGCCCATGCGCAACCTGTTCTTCCTGACCATCGCGATGAACTTTGCCCTGAGCATCGGCGCGAAGATCGTAGTGACGGGCGTGAGTCAAGCGGATAACGCCAATTACCCGGACTGCACCGAGGCCTTCATCAAGAAAACCGAAGCGGCTTTCCGCGAGAGCCTCGCCGACCCCGAGGTGCGCATTGTTACGCCGCTGCTGCACCTGCCGAAGTGGAAGGGCGTGGAACTGGCCTACACGATGCCGGAGTGCTGGGCCAGCCTGGCCTATAGCCACACCAGCTATGACGGCAAATACCCGCCTACGGGCAAGAACCACGCCAACATACTGCGGGCAGAGGGGTTTGAACGGGCCATGCTGCCGGACCCGCTGGTGCTGCGGGCACACGCGGAGGGCAAGATGGAACTGCCGGCCACCTACAATTACCGCCAAGCCGACATCCACCTGGATGCCATTCGGCGCACACTGCGAGGTATGATGTGAAAAAGATCCAGACGACGTACTACGTGGGGCCGTGCAAGGAACACGTGGACATTTTCAGCAGCATCTGGCGCAGCGACTGGGCCACGCTGGCAGCGGAACGGGCGCGCACGTGCGATGAAAACGAAGAGTGCTGGCCACCCTTCGCGTTCCTTACTACGTGCAGCCACGCCAAGCCGTACCACAAGAGCTATATCCATGTGGCCATCAAGTCGGTTCTGGATGACCTGGACGTGCAAGACAGCTGCGACTACATCCACCTGACGAATGCGGGGGTGGTGCATGAGAGCTTCCCCATCACGAACAGCATGTACAGCCGGTACGACTGGGATGACAGGTACAGCGACGAGGCCACGGATAAGTATTACGTGGACACGCTGGCGGCGCGGCTGCGGGACTGGTATGAGCTGTACGGGGCGCATTACCGGCGGATCTACGTGTACCTGCGGCCTGATGACACCACGATGCGGGCCGTGCAGCAAAGCGGCATCCCCCATGTGGTTATCCCCCTCCGGGACCCGGTGAACCCGCCGTCCCCGTACCTCATTGCCCCCGACCCGGACGACGTGCTGTGCACCCGCCGAAACATCGAGGCCCTCTCCATCATCGGCAAGGATCTGTAATGGGAACCATCACCTGCAGCCGCTATCACGACATCAGCTGTGGTCACCGCGTCGTAGGTCACGAAGGCAAATGTCGGCACCTGCACGGCCATAACTACCGTTTCCACTTCACCTGCCAAGCGCAGGAACTGGACAAGGTGGGCCGTGTGGTGGACTTTTCCTGCATCAAGCAGACGCTGTGCGAGTTCCTGGAGCAGCGCCTGGACCACAAGTTCATCATGTGGGAAAAGGACCCCCTGGCCCAGACCCTGCGGGATGTGAACACGCTGGGCGTGGTGCTGGTGCCGTTCAACCCGACGGCGGAGAACCTGGCCAAGTGGATGGTGGAGGACGTTGCCCCGGAGCTGCTGACGCAGTACGGGGTGACACTGGTGGAGTGTGTTGTGGAGGAAACGGCAAAATGCAAAGCGACGTACAAACTGTGAAACGTGAATGGTCAGTCTACCTGACTATCTCCCTTGCCGACATGCTGGCGCAGAAGCTGCGGACGTGGCTGCTGAAGCAAGAAAACAAGCTCATGCTGGAAGTCTTCTGCCCCACGGAAGACGACCGGCAGGGCCTGGAGTACCTGCGCCCCATTGCGGGCGTGCCCATTACGCCCGTGGAACGGTACGAAGATGCGCAGGCCGTGTTCCATAGCGTGCTGAAGCAAGACGCTGCCGATAGCCTGCTGCAGCTGTGCCTGGTGGATGCCCGCCGGGACGGCAGCCGCGCCGACGATAACCTGCTGCGGGGCATCCTGTACACGGACCCCACCGTGCGGCACGTGTTCCCGTGGCACGAAGAGCAGGTTGTACCGATGCCGCCGAAAACGCATGTGTTCACTCACCTGCTGCAGTACCTGGACCCCGAACCAGATCGGGAAGGGCTCAAGGACACGCCGGCACGGGCACAGAAAGCGTGGGAGTTCTGGACCTCCGGCTACAGCCAGGACCCGGCCGCCGTACTGAAGGTGTTCGAGGACGGTGCCGATAACTACGACCAGATGGTCACGGTCAAGGACATCCCGTTGTACAGCCACTGCGAGCACCACCTGGCCCCCATCTTCGGCACGTGCACCATCAGCTACATCCCGAACGGCCGTATAGTGGGCCTCAGCAAGCTCAGCCGGCTGGTAGAGGTGTTTGCGCGGCGGCTGCAGGTGCAGGAGCGGCTTACTGCACAGATTGCTGACGCGCTCAATGAGCACCTCAAGCCCGCTGGTGCAGGTGTGGTCATCAAAGCTCGGCATATGTGCATGGAAAGCCGTGGCATTTGCCAGCAAGGGCACCACACCATTACGAGCGCCCTGCGGGGTGCCATGCGCGATGAGCCCGAAACGCGCAACGAGTTCCTTCGCATGGCCATTGGATAACCACACCATGTACGTCTACGCCGCAGCCGTGTACTCCAACAATGCCCGCAAGGGCGGCGGGGTATACGACAAGATGAACGAACAGGAACAGCACGACTGTGACAACGTGCAGCACATCCTGGAGAGTTACCATTACGTCAAGAAGCAGAGCTTCGTGGATGTCATGCGGCAGGACCGCGCGCAGGTATTCCTGGACTCAGGGGCGTTCTCGGCGTACACGCTGGGCGTGGAGCTGAAAGTTAGTGAGTACTGCGCGTACATCAAGCGGAACATCGACCTCATCCGCAAAGAGGACGGGGTGCTGATTGCGTCGGTGCTGGACGGCATCGGCGACCCGCTGGAGACGTACAAGAATCAGCAGGAAATGGAAGCACGCGGCGTGACGCCCCTGCCCTGCTTCCACGCCGGCGAGGATGAGCGGTACTTGGAACTCTACGTGCGCAAGTACCCGTACATCACGCTCGGCGGCATGGTGGGCAGCAGCAACAAACAGTTGCAGATCTGGCTGGACAGGGTGTGGGACCGTTACCTGGTGGACGGCAGCGGCAGGCCGAAGCTCAAGGTGCACGGGTTCGGTATCACCAGTATCCCCATCATGGAGCGGTACCCGTGGTGGAGCTGCGACTCTTCCTCATGGGTGCAGACGGCGGCCTTCGGGGCCATCATGCACCCCACCTACGGGAACATTAACATCAGCGAAAACAACCCCGCGAAGCATGACCTCGGGGAGCACGTCAACACGCTGTCGCCCCAGGAAAAGGAGTTCGTGTGTAGCATGCTGGAACAGCAGGGGTACAGCTACGAGCGCCTGAGCACGTGCTACCAGAGCCGCTTCGCGTACAACCTGTGGGCCTACGGTGAAATGGAACGCAACCTGAGCGCCAAGCCGGAGGTATTCAAAGACGCCGTGCAGGAGCTGTTCTAATGCTTTCCACCCTCAAGTTCGTCCAAGGTGCCGTAGGCAAGAAGGACTTCATCCCTGCCATCACGCATTTCTGTATTGAAGGCGGTACCATCCGCAGCTATAACGGGGTGCTGGCGCTGAGCGCCCCTATTGACGTGGAGCTGCAGTGCAACCCCAAGGCCGTACCGTTCGTTAAGGCCATTGCGAGCTGTGATGATGTGGTCAGCTTGAGTATGACGGGTGCCGGCCGGCTGAAGGTGGCCAGCGGCAAGTTCCGGGCGCTCATTGACTGCATTGACGGGGAAACCCCGCACGTGAAGCCCACGGGGCAGCGCTATGACGGGTTTGACGGCGCTGCCCTGGTGGCAGCCATTGCCCGCGTGCAGCCGTTTATCGGCGAAGACGCGTCGCGGCTCTGGAGCATGGGCGTGATTATTGACGGCGACATGGTGTACGCCACGAATAACGTGTGCCTGGCTGCCACACGGCTACCCAAGCCGTTCGCACACCGCATGTGCATACCCCGCATGGCCGTGACGGAACTGCTGAGGGTTAAGGAAGCGCCCACGTGGCTGCAGAAGGATAACCACAGCGTGACGTTCCACTTTGAAAGCGGCAAATGGCTGCGCACGCAGCTGAACGAGACAAGCTGGCCGGACTTCGTTAAGATCCTAAGCAAGCCGGGCAACCCCGTGCCCATCCCAGAGGACCTGTTCAAGGGGCTGGCCAAGATCAAGCCCTTCCTGGAAGACGCCATGGCCCGCGTCCACTTCCTGGATGGCCACATAGGCACCATGCCAGATGACACGGGCACCACGTATGCCGTGCAGGGCCTGCCCCCGCAGGGCGTGTTCCAGCACGGCATGCTACAGCTGCTGGAAGGGAACGCCACACACTGCGACTTCAGCACCTGGCCCGCCCCCTGCATGTTCCGGGGCGATAACCTGTGGGGGGCCATTGCTGGCCTGCGCCAATGAGAGCAGATGCCGTAGGGCTGTTTTGGGACGACACGCCACCGCCCCGGGTCAAGGTTGTCAAGGAACGGGAGCGCATTGTGCCCCCGGAACCCACGTGGCTGGACCCGGGGTACCTGCCGGGGCTAGAGCAGGCCAAAGCGTGGCCATTCCAAGGTTTCACGGACCAGGAACTGACGGAAGCCGTGCTGGAACAGCAGCCGCTGTTCTTCGACGTGGAGTGCTACCCGAATTACTTCCTGGTGAGCTTCCTGCAGCACAAGACGGGGCGGGTGCTGTGTTTTGAAATGCGCGAAGGGCAGCCGCTGGACATCCCTAAACTGCGGTGGGTCATGGGCGCGTTCCTTACCGTGGGGTTCAACTCTCTGCGCTATGACTGCCCCATGGTTGCCCTGGCGTGTGCTGGCATGGATACGCAGACGCTGTACGAAGCGACGCAAGCCATCATTGTGCATGAACAGCGCGGGTGGCAGGTGCTGCAGCGGTACGGCCTGCAGCAGCCCAAGTGGAATACCGTGGACTTGATTGAGGTGGCCCCCCTGGAAGCGGGCCTGAAGAGCTATGGGGGGCGGGCAAACAGCCCGCGCATGCAAGACCTGCCCTTCCTGCCCGGCACCACGCTGACGGCGGACCAGATGCTGTGCGTGAAGTACTACAACGTGGCGGGCGACTTGACGGCCACACAGCGGCTGTACGAGGTGCTGGTGCCGCAGCTAGAGCTGCGGGCCAAGATGAGCGCGGAGTGGGGGCTGGACCTGCGCAGCAAGAGCGATGCACAGATTGCCGAGGCGATCATTAGCGCGGAGTACACGCGGCACACCGGACAGCGGCCGCAGAGGGCCGAGGTGGACGCTGGGGGCGTCGTTAGGTACTGGGCACCCCATTACCTACGATACGAAGGCGAACAGCTGCAGGGCCTGCTGCAGCAGATTACAGAGGCCGATTTTCGCATTGCCGACAGCGGTAAGGTGGAAATGCCGGACGTAATGAAGAAGGCCCGCATACGGCTGGGGCGCACTATCTACAAGCTGGGCATCGGCGGCCTGCACAGCATGGAAAAGGGCATGACGCACTATGCCGATGAGGGGCATGTGCTGGTGGACAAAGACGTCACGTCCTACTACCCGAGTATCATTCTCGGCCTGGGCCTGTACCCACCGCAGCTGGGCAAGGATTTCCTCACCGTCTACAAGGGCATCGTGGACCAGCGCGTGCAGGCCAAGAAGAACGGTGACAAGGTGACGGCCGACAGCCTCAAGATCACCATTAACGGGAGCTTCGGCAAGTTCGGCAATCGGCATAGCATCCTGTACAGCCCGCAGCTACTGATACAGGTGACGCTGACGGGGCAGCTGTGTTTACTGATGCTGGCAGAGAGGCTGGAGGCGGCCGGCATCAGTGTTGTGAGCGGGAACACAGATGGTGTGGTTATCAAATGCCCCCGGCACCTGCAGGACACCATGCAAGCCATTACCCACCAGTGGGAGCGGGACACCGGCATGGAACTGGAAGAGACCCGGTACGCGGCGTACATTGCGCGGGACGTGAACAATTACATCGCCATCAAGGAAGACGGCAGCACCAAGGAAAAGGGCATCCTAGTGTTCGCGGACGGTAAGAGTGCCCGCAGCCTGCACAAGAACCCGTCGGGCAACGTGGTGATTTACGCCATCCGCAGATGGCTGCTGGAAGGGGTGCCGCTGCGGGACACGATTGATAACCACATGGTACCGGCTGACTTCCTATTCGTGCGGAAGGTGAGCGGCGGGTGCGTGAAGGTGTGGGGCGATGGGCGCACGGAGTACCTGGGGGGTAACGTGCGCTGGTATTACGGCACCGACACCGGGAACATGATCTACGCCAAGAACGGCTTCCTGGTGGCAGATACCGAGGGGGCGGTGCCTGCAATGGAAATGCCCCAGGAAATACCCCAGGATCTTAACCGCGACTGGTACTACCAGCGCGCCATTAAGACCCTGGCTACCATGGGCATCAGTTACTGAAGGTGCAGCATTAACGGCAGCGCCGCCCCCTTGCCGCCGTCGGAGTTCTGGCTGCGGTAGTTGATGCCGATGAACTTGCCGTTGACCTCGTGCTCGCCCCAGCTTTCGCTGTGCGCGGCGGGGTAGGTGAAGCCGTACTGAGTGCCGTTCAGGATGCTGCCGATTTTCCACGTGCCGCTGACCGGGGTGAACTCCACGAAGTAGGTTTCCCCCTTGTTGAAAGTCACGGGGGAGTCCCGGAAGGTCTGGTTCAGCCATTCCTGCCTTCCAATCTGGTGTGCCCCCTGCGGGTATGTGCTGTACGCCACGTTGCACACGCCCTGGCGTTGGTACAGGATGTTGTACTGCGGGCCACGAATGCGGAGCATGTAGGACTGGCCTGCGGCGGTGGGGCAGGCGGCGATGCTGATGCCTGTGATGACGCGCTGCTGCGAGGGCTGGAATACCTGGCGGAACACTTTGCCGGGGCCGGCCGTGAAAATGAAGCGCCCCTCAATGAATCCGCCTTCCATGCATCCGTTGCCCTGGCCGTGCCCGTTGGCGTAGGTGAGTTGCAGGATAGGCCGCCAGCGCTTGACCGCATCCCCCAGCGTCAGCTGCTGCCAATTGCCGTTACCGGCACGGAACAGCGTGGCGAAGTCGTCAGGGGCCAGCCAGTTACTCGGGTCGGGGTTGCCAAGCGGGCTGGCCACATTGTTGGAGCTGATGAAGTTCGCCCCTTCGTTGCCGTCCAGGTTGCGCTGTACGATGTGGTACAGCCGGCCCCGCACCAAGTTCTCACGCTGCCCGTGGAAGTACAGCTCGTCAAAGATGTTCCGCGAGCCGTTGCCTACGTCCAGGTGCGGCCGGTAGGTGCATTGCGCCAGCGGCGCAGCATTGAGGTTCGGTACCCCACCGGCGTCCGGGTAGATGTTGATTTGCAGCGTGCCGCCGTTGCCGCCGCCATAGCCGGTGCCGGCCTGCCAGTAGAAACGGGCGGAGCTGATGTAGCTGTCTTGCGTGGCACGGAAGCGGAAGCTAACCTGCAGGTTGCCGTTCCCGACCCGCGTGTTGGCCAAGGCCGAGCAGAGGAACATGCCGGGGCCGTACAGCTTGTTGAAATCGAGGCTGGTCCAGTTGATGGTACCCATGGTTATGCCACCCTGACGGCAAAGACGCTGCGCGGGGGAATGGGGAAGCCCACACAGCAGGAGTTGATGTTAAGAATCTCGCGCTTGCCCTGAATGAGCTCGGATGCCTCGTAGGTGCCGGGGTGCTGCACATACCAGCAGTCCACGTACCGCCGGGACCACCCCGCGATGTTCGGCAGCGCCATGCTCACCTCTTTGGCTTGATTGTTGATGTTAATGAACACGGCGCTGTACACGTTGCCGTCGGTGAACATGAGGCTCGTCACGTTGTCATTGGAAACAACCTCCGAGCACACATAGGGCATCTGTGCAAAGCGCACCACGGTGAGCGCCTTGGCCAGCGTGGACATAACCGGCCGTCCCTGTGCGTCCAGCTTAACCATGGGAATGGAACCGTCGGATGGCCACAGGTTGAGTGCTGCAGTGCCATTCCTCAGGTGGTGCAACACGGCGTCGCTGCACAAAATGGCGTTGTCTATGGTGTCCGCCGAACGGAAGAAGGACAGGATATCGTTCTTGCCCGCAGACCCTTCGCGGTGCTGCGGGTAGTAGGTGTCCATGATCCATCCGCCATATCCGTAGTCCGTGGGCTTCGTAACGAAGCACCAGAACGTGTTCGCCGTGGTGGACTTATAGCCGGTGGGGGCCAGCTTGACGGCCTGATTGGCAACGTTGACGGCCACACTGGTGGACGGGATGCCGGGGCGCACCGCAGGCGTGGTCATCCTCGGTGGTGGCAGCACCACGGGCCGGTCCCACGCATCGCGTTCCGCATCCACGGGGTAAGCAAGCTGCGGGAAACGGTCCACGAAGTTCGCGCCGCTGGCGTTGGATTCCACCGCTGTCTGCGTGCCCCCACCCGTGCCCCCTGGCGTTACCGGCGGCTTGGGTGCCGGTACCGGGTTGCTGGGCTGCGGCGGCGTGACCCCATCCTTGCGCTCGAAGGTGGCGTAGGTATAGTCAATGTTGGACGGGTGGATGCCGGCCTGGTAGTACGGTTTCCACGCCGGCAGGTTGCGCTTGAAGATGTGCATGCGAAGCATGGGCGTGTTCAGAACGGACAGGCTATCCACGTGATCCTTATCCGTCAGGTGCCACAAAACGACACCGTCCGGAATTTCGTTCTCGTAAATCTGGATAACCTTCTTGACACGATCATCCGCTTCCGCCTCGGCGTTGCTGAGCCATTTCATCGCCTTGGCATCGAAGAAGCGGATATCGTACACCATGCCGCCCTTACCATCCGACACCAGGAACGGCCAGATGCCTTCCTTGGTGTACTCGGTAAGGGTGCCAAGGTTGCGCATGCCCCAGTAATACGGGTACAGCAGGGGCTGCTGTGGCACCAGCGGGGAACTTTGCGCGTCCACCAAGCCGTTGGGCGGGAAGAGCGTGGTGTTGGTAGGATCCGGCATCGGAACGCTTCCGGCGGGCCGAGTATCGGGGTACTCTCGGGGATGCTTGTAGGTATCCCACAGGCCACCGCCACCGCCGGGGGGCTGGGGCGTGGGCGGCGTGGGCAGGGGTGCGCTACCCACCAGCCGGGTTTCCGACAGGTCCTGGGCGTTCAGCTTGTCCTCGTGGATGGCGCTCTGGTAGTAAGGAGTGACGAATCGTACATCCTTGCGTTCCATGCGCACGGTGGTCACGCTGTAGTTACCCGCCGGGCTGGGCAGCTCGCCTTCCGTCTTCACAATGGCTGGCCACTCCTTGACCCCTTCCCATTCGCGCTGGGACACAAGCGTCTGGTAATGCTGCTCCACATCCCAGTCGTCCAGGAACTCGCCGTCTTTGTAGACCTTCCACTGGATGGTCTTGTACCCCGGCGTGTTAGTATCCGACTTGTTGCGAATCCACACCACGTTCATCGGTCCGTTGCCCAGCCCCGCCAGCGTGCCGGGAATGGCTGTGCCTGGCGCGCTGGGGTTCGGCGTGGCGGTGGTACCCGGCGGGAACCACGACATGTTATCCTTGTGAATGACCGCTTCGGTGTACGGGGCCACCGTACCAATGGGGTCGCGCAGCATGCGTGCCGTGCCTACGGCCACATTGCCCACGTACCCACTGGCCGTGCCCGCCTCCAGGAACGCCGGGAAGTCCTTCCACTCGGTCCACTCACGTTCGGCAACCAGGTTCTGATAGGACTGCTCCACCACGCTGTCGTCGACCACAGTGCCGTCACGGATAACCACAAATTTCACGCGGTACGTCTCACCGTTCGCAGCGGTGGGGGTGTACTTGATCTGCACCGCGTTGATGGCCCGCCCTGCGGACAGTGTGGCCAACGTCGCGCCCTTGGGAATGGTCGGGTTCTGCGGCTGGGGCTGCGGCTGGGGCTGCGGCTGGGGCTGCGGCTGGGGCACAGGCGGCACATAGTCCAGGCTGTCGGCCATGGGCACCTTCGTGCTCAGGAACCGTGCGTGGGAAATCACGCGGTCCGGGCTCTGGATGTCCTGGGCACCGGCGAGGTTGGCAAAGCAGATGCGCTTCCAATCCCGCGTCAGCTCCACCACCTTGCTGAGGCCGAAGCCCACGTACCACCACGCCGCGTCCGCGTCGTTGCTGCCGTGCTGTTTCGGGTCGCCACCCAAGTGGATACCGACCTTGGACCCCTGGGGGCTGGTGGGCGCAATGCGGGCCTCGCACGTTACCATGACGCCTTCAATGTTCCACGGGGTGGCCGTGCGCCAGCGCTCCGCGGTGAAGTGAGTAACCGGCTTCGGCTCGCCGGTGCGCAGGCTAACCCGCGTGCCCTTCTCCCCGCCGCCGATGGGGTACTTTTCCGGTTCGCCCAGTGCCCAGTGAGTGCGGCCACGATAGGTTTCCTGGCGGCCGTTCTTGTCAAACTCGCCCGTCCAGTTTGTTAGATCCTTACCCATGCTGGGGCCAAAGTAGGCAATCCAGCCCACGCTGTCACTGGACATCACCTCTTCCCATTCGTTCTTCCCTTTCCACAGGATGAACAGCTTCATCTGGCGGATGTCGGCCAGCGGCTTGGGTGCAGTGTTGCCCTTGAGGCACATCATCACTGCCCACCAGTCGAACACGTGCCACCAGACCTTCCGGCGGGCTTCATACTCAGCTCGGTTCTTGAACATGTCCTTCCACCATTCAGGGATGGTGGGGGGCTCGTTACCCATGAGCCACTTGCCGCCCAGAATGACCGCTGCGCCACGGCCCTGGCCGCTGGCCCCGTTGGTGACCGCATCCCAGCCGTCCCAGCCGTCCACCTCGGCTTCGTTGTTCCCCGTGCTGTACTCAATAATCTGCCGCATGCTCCGTTCGGTCAGGTACGGGGTGGGCGTGGGTTGCGGCGTGCCGCCACCGCCGGGGGGCTGGGGCGTGGGCGGCGTGGGCGGCGGGGTGGGGTTGACGTATGCCTTGACGTACTTGAAGGTGTGGATGTAGGGCTGGAAGCTGGCCTTGCGTGCCCCGTCCGTGAACTGTGCCTCAATGCGCACGGTGAGGAACGTGCCATCTGCCAAGCTGAACGACGGCAGGTCGAACGCGGTGCTGGTGCCCTCAATGCCCGTCACGGTGCGGAATGGCGCGGTGGTCTGCACGCCCAGGAAGAGCTGCACGTTATACCGCACGTTGGCCTCGGGCGGAATGGGTCCATCTGCGATAAACGGTTGAGCGTAGATGTTGTAGAGCGCGTTGCGGTGCTTCCACGTGATGCGCAGCTGCTCGTTACCCACCTCCTCGGGGTAATACTTGCCGTTGATTTGGATGTCGCTCGGGCCGTAGGGGCGGCTCCGGCGGTCCTGTGTGGTGATGGCCACGGTAGTTCCCTTGTCAAATGGTAGACAGAAATTGTTGTTACACGGCCGAAGCTTGCTCGTGTAGTAATCCCTCGCGTTCGCTGTGCTGCTGTACCAGTTAATCTGGAAGTCTCGGAGTAACCACACTCTTTCCCCGGCCGCGTGCGGCTGCGGGTACGTATCGCAGCAGCCCCGCCGCACCGTTAATACCCTGGTGTTGGTGTCGTACTGCACAATCTGGACCAGTTCATTCTGCCCCAGGAAGGCCGCCTTGCCAATGTCCCCGCCGGTGACACCGAACTGGCTGTCCGGCACCACACTAATCTGTGTAGCGTGCCGGTCGATTGCCTGCAGCAGCTCCGCGCTTACCTGGTAGACCCCGTTCTGTTCCTGGCCCTTGTCGTCCGTAAACTTGAAGTAGGTATCGCTGTCCCGGTTCTTGCTGGCCAGCACCAGCAGGCTACTTTGTTGCGTGTGCCTGGCAGCGTTATTGAGGCGGTTCATCCACCCAAAGTACCACGGGGCCTCCACCATCGTACTATGCACGATGCCGGTGAGCTGCTGCGACGGGTCATCCCATTCCGTGCTGGGGGCATTGGCCCAGCTGAGCGGCAGGGAAAAGACATCCTGCATGGCAGTGATGGTGATTCTGCCGTCCAGCATGGTCCCTAGGTTCAGGTTGGCCACACGCATCACCATCTGCCCCTGTTGCCCCAGCAACCGTGGCCATCTGAGAATGAACACGTCCCCGATGTTCAACCGAGCGGCCGTCCTGTTGCACTCAATCGTACAGCTGGCCAGTGGGGTACTCAGTGAACGTAGATCCCGTTCCGCCACGGTGCGTGCAAGGTTCTCACTGGTGAAGCCGGTGTATTGCTTGGTAACGGAAACCTCACCAATCTGGTCCTTGAGTGCCAGATTGTGCGCCGTGTACGTGGCCGTCTCGTTCTGTGGCCCCACCCGGCTGTAGACCACCGTGACGCTTGACACCAGCTCGCCGGGGCTGCTGCGCTTGAAGTCACTGACCTTCACGACGTTGGTTTCGTCCAGCACCACAGCCCCATTCGGCACCGTGTAGTACGCCCGGATGGCTTTCAGCACGAACTTGCCCGTGTTGGGGTGCACGTACAGGTCCGCGTCAATATGCTCAAGCACGCTCTGGATGAACGTCTTGATTTCTGTCTGCTTGTCCCACAGGATGGACATTCCCATTTTTTCCTGGTACAGGATGTCCGCGGTTTCCCGGAACGACGTTTCGTCAATGTCGTTGTCGGTGTACCCCATGCCCCATTCCTCATCCGTGAGGCATTCCCGGATGATGTGGGCGGGGTTCATGTTGTCCATGCTGTGCAGCTTGCCGTCATGCCCCGTGTAGTTACTGGAAATGATGGCCTTCTCTTTGTACCATTGCTCCCAGCCCCAGTACCCACGCCGCAGGATGCGCACGGCGGTGAACGCGAACCGGGGAAAGACGTTGGTGTAGCCAATGACCATGTCCTTGAACAGGACGGTAGCCACCCCCCGGTAATTCGGCTGGTACTGATTGTTGACGGTGACTTCCCGCAGGAACGGGATGTGCCCCTGGCCCGGCGAACCCGTCAGCACCTCATAGATGCCAACCAACCCGCCGTTATTGTTGGTGCCGCCAAAGAAATCCGGGGAGGCAATGGAATAGTTATACCCCGTGACCCACGTCTGCCGCCCCAGCTGCACGACACCCAGCTTGGCCTGATTGTAGCCAGTTTCCACGGCTATGCGGTCGTCGCAGTAGATCTGGATCAGCCCATCAATGGGACCGAGGCACAGGGCAAAGTGAACGCTGATGGTGTGTTCATAGGCCACCACCTGATCCCGGCCGTGGCTGAGCAGCCCGCCGCCGGTGCGAACGGTCTTGGCGACGCTCTTGCTGTTACCCCACCAGATGATGTTAGGGCTGTCGATGATCTTGGTGCCAAAGAGCACAGGAATGGCCCGGCCGCTGGTGCTGGTGGGACCTTTGAACTCCTGATAACCACGGGGTGGGGTGCGGTCCGATTTGGGAATGCGGCTGCTGACCAGCAGCAGGCTGATGGCGTAGAAGGCGAGCTGCAGCCACATGATTAGTACGGTCTCCCGTCAGAGATGTTGCGCAGGGGCATCCAGCTGAACCCACCGAAGTTCTCGATGTTGTTCATGGCATCCTTGCAGTATTCCTTGGTCTTGTCGCAGCCAGCATACACCGTTACCGCAGCACCCGTGTTCAGTTTGCACGGCCTGTCCAGTGTTACATACTGCCCGGAGTGGGAAAGAATACTGTATCGGTCCGAGCCGTCATCCATCACGCCACCCGTCAGCCCCGGCTTGTTCTGCAGCACGTTGGCCGGCAGGCCGTTGAGCTTGGCGCTGAAGGCCGTGGATGGTTCCGCCAGCGTGGCCGAGTACTTGAAGTTATCACGTATCAGCCGGCAGGGGCTGCTGAAGAGGGCGTGGCGGCAGTACAGGGTGTACTGCTGGCGCAGGCCCGCCCTGGCGATACTGCTGAAGACGCTTTCGCATTGAAGCGTAATGTGGTTATCGTCAAACCTCGCGCCCAGCACACGCCCCTTCCAGTACACCACGCTATTCCCTTGCGTGTTGTCTGACGCGTGGAAGCGGTGGATGTTCAGCGTGCAGCTGTTGCTGTTGCCCTTGGTGATGTAGTCCCGGGCGAACGTCACGTCATCAGGGATAACCACATCTAGGGCGCTCTTCTGATTATCCGAGGTGTACACCACCTGGCCCCGGCTGATGGGCAAGCTTTCGCAGCGGAACCCGTTGAACGTTACCTGATCCCGAACGCCCCCGCTGCTGATCAGGTACCGCTTGTTTGCCATGAAGAACTCGTAGACTTCCACCGGCGAACCTTCCTGCTCGCTGGCCTCTGTGGTGATGTATGGCACGTGCGGTTACTCATTGACGTTGACGCATACCATTTCAACCGTGGCGCTGCGGTCTGCGTGATAAGTAATTGTAACGGTATCACTATCAAGTCGCACCTTGTTGATAAAGACCACAGAGCGTATGCGCTCCACGGGCACCGTGTCCGTCAGCGGCTGTGTGAAGCTGATCTGTGTGTTCACACCGTTGGGGCCGACGCCGCTCACCTTCATGTAGAGCATCTGCGTCGTGCAGCGGCTCTGGTACTCAATGGCAACCCATTTGCCGCTTAGGGTCTCGTTGACGCTGCTGAACCATTCCACCGTCATGCTGTTCTGCCCCGCCGTGATGCCGCTCTTGGGCTTCAGGGCAGCGCCCCACACGGGGAGGTAGAAGAACTTGCAGCGTCCCTTGATGGCGTCCAGGAAGTAGAAAAACTGTTCCAGCTCAAAGCCCACCTTGAAGCGGAGGCTGAAATTGTATTTGTAGGTCTTCCACTTGGTCTTGGGGCTGATGTACTGCGGCTCGATTTCGTTATCGAGGGTAATGACGTTGCGCGACCATGTGGAGCTGCTGTTGCCGGTGTAATGGTGCCGGTGGTACAGCACGTACCCCGTTGTGGTACCGTCCGACAGCTGATCATACGAAGGGGTGCCGGTCCAGAAGGCAGGGATCTCGAACAGAAAGAACGATGCCGAGAATGTCACCCTGTGGTTATCGTAGGTGGTGATGCGCAGCGGTTCGCTCAGGCGAGTGGCCACAGTGGGTGCCATTATCACCCGCTGGGATTGCATGGTGGCCCAGAAGCTGTTCACCTCGCTGCGCAGCATCCATATTACGCCGCCCGTCTTGGTGGCGGTGAATTCGCCTACGTCCCAGACCCCCTGATTGTTGGTCAGCACCATGCTCTTGGTGCCGGTCCACTGCCGCACGGGGTTCTTAATCCATTTCCCCTCTTCGTACATGGCCCAGTCCATCTGGGCGTAATCTCCGATGAAGAAGGTAGTGGCCGGGTTGTTCCCGATCAGGTTGGCATAGGAAATGTAATCCGTGTTGTTCGCCTCAAAGTCATAGCGCAGCGTGCGGCGGGGACGCTGGCGCAAAGCTATGCGCTGCTCCCAGCTGTAGCTCTGGATAATGTCCGTCTTCCATTCCAGTATCTCCTGGAACTCCCACTCCGGCACCAGCGTCCATGTGATGGCCACAGTTACACCCCCAGTACGCCCTTATTGCGCTGCATGATGTTGACAATGGCCTTTTCCCCTTGCACCGTGCCAAGGTAATCGCCCACCAGACTCGGGTCCAGCACGTTAACGATGCGCGGGTTGACGGTAACGTTAGGCGCGCTCTGCTGCCCCTCGTTGACCGCGGACGTGCCCTTGCGCACCTGCGCAGGAGTGGCCACAGTGACACGCTCGCCCGGGCTGGCGCGGAAGCTCACCATCTGGCTGTCGGGGCCGCCGGTGCCGCCCACCTTGAATGTGCCGCCGGTCATAAACCCCGGCTGCTGGGAACGGATGTTGTTCACCTGCACCATGGCGCTGGCCAGCGTGGCAGCGGCAAGGGCAGCACCGTAGATGCCGCCCTGTGCCCATGCCTTCGTAGCTGCCTCGTTGGCGTTAATGATGGCCTGCGCAACGGCGGCCGCCTTGCCCATGGTGAACAGCGTCTTGCTCCTGCTGCGCATCAGGTTGCCCATCTCGTTGTACAGCGCGTTCGTCTGTTCAATTTCAATGTCGTGGGCGCGCTTAGCCGCGCTGGCCTTGGCCTGCTGGTATGCCTCGTAGGAAATCAGGTCCGCATCCCGCATCTTCTGGATGGTTTCAAACAGGGCCTGAGTCTGGTCGATCTGGTTTTGGAACGTGTCCGGGGTGTCCACCTTGAACAGGTCGTTCATGGCTTGGGTGAGGTCCCTGCGCGTGAACCCGGCGGCATCCCTGCTGCGCAGCTCGCTCAATGCCTGCACCATGGTGGCCGCTTGGCGCTGCTGGCCACCGAAGCTGTCCTGCCGCAGCGTGTCCATTGTCTTGGACAGCTCGGCCAGCTCCTCCATGGCCCGCACCTGTTTGCCCAGCTCTTGCGTCTGCTCCTTGGTTAGCGCCACCCCCGCCTTCTGCAGCTGCTGTTGATACTCCATGAGCTTGCTCTGGACCTCACGGTCCTGGGAGTTCAGCTTCAGCAGGGACGTCTGCTTCTGCATGTCCTCCTGGATCTTGGCAAGCGGCGTCAGCTGATCCTTGTACAGGTTGTACAGGGCGGCGGTGTACCGCGTGTGGTCATCCGTACCCTTCTTGACGTACTCGTTAATGAGGGCCTGCCCCTCCGCGTACTTCCGCTGTGCCGCCAGTACCGGGTCCAGCTGGTCCAGCAGCTGCGCCCACCGCTCGCGTTCCTTCTCCGCTTCACTCTTCTTGGGCTTGGTCTGCTTCGTGTTCAGGATGGGCGGAATGGCCGGGCTCTTGGCAGATAGTTCCATGGCCTCCTGGGCGCGCTGCCGGCGTGCGGCCAGGATGCGCCTGCGGCCAATGGCTTCAATTTCCTGCCACCCGCCCAGCACCGCCTTTTCCAGCGCCTTGCCCTGGCTGTTGTACCCATCCACCGCCGCCTTGGCAATGTCCGCCCCGAGATTCTTCCACAGCTCGTCGTTGGTCTTGAACTGCTCCGGGCTGAACAGCTCGAAGCGCTTATCCACACCGATCTTGCTGTTCAGGTTGTTCATGGCGCGAAGGAAGCTGTTGGCGATTTCCGCTGCCGTGTTCTGCGCGAAGTTACCGATGCGCCCGAAGATGTCCTTCCACAGATCAATGAGGGTAACGAAGTATTGCGTGATGGCACCGAACGCGCCCCGCCACAGCGCCACCACACGGTCCAGCACCCGCGCCGTGCCCACCGTAAAGCCCTTCAACCCGCTGCCCGCCCCTTCAAAGAACTCCCCGATGGGCTTGAGCCATTCCGGGGCGGCTTCATCCCAGAGCTTGCCCACGGCGGCAATGCCTCGGCTGAAGAGGCCGGCAATGGATTGCCACATGGGGGTAAGCCAGTCCAGGAACGCCGCTGCTGCGCGCTGTCCGCCCTGCCATACATAGGTAAACACGTCCGCCAGCGTCACCAGCCCGTTGGTAGTGAGCTTGATCTTGTCCGCGAACAGGCTCATGGCTGTGACCACGCCGATAACCACAGCTGGGAGCGCAGACAGCACGGCCCCGATGGCACCAAAGACGGCGGCGAGGTTGGCGGCACGCACGATGGCAATGAGGCGGCCGATTTGGGTGGTGAACAGGGCAATGGCGGTAGGGGCGAACGCCACGGCAAGGCCCGCCGCCACGCCGGCCAGCACCGCCATGAGCTCCTTGATGTGCGCCCCGATGTACCCGAGGGCACGGCCCACCGCGTTACTGATGCCCAGGAATTCGTCCATGGTCCCTACGAACTTCATGAACCCGGTCTGCAGGTCCTGCACGCCCTGCGCGATGCTGACGGTGGTGCGTTTGAACGCGGCATCCACCTTGTCCTTACTGCCCGCGATGGCGTCCCAGAACTCCTTGCTGGTCAGCTTCCCTTGAAGCATGATTTGCCGCAGGCGGCCGATGCTGCCGTTGGCCCCCTGCACCTTATCCGCCACCAGCTGCAGCACCTGTGGTAATCCTTCAACCACGGAGTTGAACTCTTCCGCCTTCACCACCCCCGTGGTTAACGCCTGGCCCAGCTGCAGGAGTGCCCCCTTGGCCCCCTGGGCAGTGAGCTTGTTGATTGCCAGAACCTTGTTGATGGTTTCCACAAAGTCAATGGCGTCCTGCCCGCTGCGGCCAAGATCCTTGGCAGCCAGCGCCACCCGCTGATAGGTGACGGCTACATCGCTGAGCCCCGTGTGCGTCTTCATGGCCACCCGGTACAGCTGCTCAATGGTGGCCCCCGCCGCCGTGGCGCTGCCCGCCACGCTGCGGATCTTACCCGCCACCACCTGCCACTCGTTAGCCCACCGCACCAGCTGGCCCACCGCCAGCACGGATGCCAGCGGCTTTAGCGCAGCTTCCAGCAGCGCAACCTGCCGCGAACTCCTTTCTGCTGCCCCGCCAATCTCCATCAGGTCGCGGGCAACGGTCTTCGTGCCCTGCGACTTGACCAGTATGTTTAGGGTTTCGGTTGCACTCATGGTCGGAACCTGAATCCTTTGTTAACCACACTGCGGGCACGCAGAATGGCATCCTGGATGAACCCGGCGGGGGCCTGCGCGCTGTACCCTTCGTTGAGTCGCGTGAGGTAGGGGATGGGGTTGCGCACCCCCAGCGGCTTACTCAAGTCATGGTAGGCATCAATGCGCCGCCTTGCGTTTTCCAGCGCTACCTCTGCGTTCCTTTCCGGCGGCGTGCGGGGTGCCCATTCCACCACGTCATGTTCCCCCATCGTTACCTGCCAGTTCCGCCTGGCACGCCCTGTGCGTATGGGGGTAGCGGGCACGAGTTCGTCCATCATGGCCGCCACCATGTTCTTAGTGATGTCGCGGACGCCCTGCTGTACCTCCTCGTTGCGCTTGAGGAGTCTCTTGATGAAGAATCTAGCGTTGATTCCCATGTTGCGCTGCCGCCGCCAGGAGTTTCTTGGCCTTGTGCTCCAGGTACGCCGCGTCCATCACCTGCACAAAATGGAACACGTCTTCACGCTGTTCGCCCCACACACCGTTAGCCACACACCATTCATGGATGGCAAGCCACGTGATAGGCCCTTCGCTATTGTACCCCGCGCCCCTGCACGTAGTAAGCTCCGCGAAGGCCGAATAGTGAAACTCCAGGCCCATTCGTAGCTCAGGGGCTGCAAGACCTTCCGGTACCGGCAGCCCCTGGGCGGCACACTGCCGCAGAACTACCTCTTGGGTAGCCCCACGGCCCTCCAGGTTGTACAGCAGCAGCGCAATCAGTTTTTTGCGTCGGCTTCCCGTTCCTCTTGGCGGAAGGTGCTGGCGCGCTGGCTCACCTCCAGCAAGTCCTGGTACAGCTCGGGCAGGTCCTGCATCAGCTTCAGCGCCGCCGCCTTGCTGTACGGCAGAGCGTTCCCTTCAGCGTCTTCCACGCCACTCCAGCCCAGGACCACAGTCTCTGCAAACGTCTGCAGCACCAAGTCTTCCAGGATGGCCACATCCACAGTGCCATTCTGCAGCTGGCGACGATACGGCTTAGTCTTGAGGTCCAGAACCCGGCGGTACTCCGTGTTGGCACCGCCGCTGCGGGCAAGCCGGAACGTAATGGGTTCACCCGCGGAGTTTTTTCCATAGACCACGTCCACACCATCCGTTTCCAGATGGCGGTCGGTTTGGAACTGTTTGTAGAGGTTCATTTCTGTGCGAAAGCGGCTTTCGGCAGCCAGTGGAACCATTGCATGCAGAGCGTGTGCCCGAAGGAGCTTTCTGCGGCGTTGATTTCCAGCGGTACCGTGATGGCTTGGTCCTGTTCAATGTTGATACGGCCGTTGCCCAGCGTCAGCAACGGAATATCAATGATAACCGCTTTGCCATCTTTCAGCATAATGATGTCGAGCGTCACGCCGGTATTGTTGCGAATGGCCCGGGTAGCCTCCACGTTCGCAAAATACACGGTCATGTTCCCGCCCACCTCAAACGTGCCCGCGCTCGTGTCCAGCGCCCCCAGCACGCCCACGGCCTTCACCGGGCTGACGTTGTTCTTGATGCTGACGCTCAGTTCCGTGGCAAACGCGAACAGCGGCTCATCGCTGGGCTTGCCCAGCTCGTCCACGGTGCTGAGCTTGATGCGGTTGAAGTCGCTGGACGTGTTGAACGCGCTGCCCACCTCCAGCGTCTCCCGGGTGCCGCCCATGATGCCGGTCTTGCCGTCGCGCTGAGTAAAGTCCGCGGCCACGAAGGTCATGTCGGCGGTGATCTTATCAGCCTGGGCAATGTTGAGGGTGAACTCGTTAGGCACGGCACCCCGCAGCAGCTCGGACATTTCACCGTCGGCGTCCCGCCCCAGCCGGCGTTCCAGGGTGTAAGTGAAGCGCTTGACCTTGTTAGGGTCAGCCTCGTTCTTCAGCGTGTCACCCCAGTACAGGGTACAGTTCACCCCGGCAAACGCGGCCGGCACACCTGCAGTTTCCCACGTCCATTTGTCGAAGCGGATGGTGCCAGCTGTGATCCACGCAATGCGACCAAATCCCCGCTTCTTCTCCCCGTAATGGTTGGCCGCAGTGTCGTCGCCGAGGTAAATCCAGTCACCAGCGGAAATGGGCAGCGTGGTGAGGTCCGTGGCAATGGTCTTGCGGTTCAGCTCCTGCTGCCCGTTGGCCGTGGCCACCAGCTCCATTTCGCCAGGGGCAAAGCGATAGCCACAGAAGTAGACGCGGGCGTTCTGGTTCACGTCTGCGGTGCTGGGCTGCAGCGAGGCGGCGTAGAGCTCCACCTTGCACGTGTTGCCGCTCTGCGTGTACGTCTTGACCGGGACGCACACGTTGTTACGGCTGTCCCCCATGCCCTCGAGGGCCATCATGAAACCCGGCTTCACATTGTTGGTGCCGAAGGTACCGCTGAAGCTGATTTCCGTTGCCGTGGTGGTGGTGGGCACCACGCGGCCGTGGAAACTGACGTTGCGGTTACTGGCCCGGATGCGACCGTCCGTGAACATGAACCCCTTCATCAGGCGCTCAGTGTTGTAGAAGGTGAAGTCCTGCTGGAAGCCGCCGCTGGCCTCCAAGTCGGTGGTCACGCCCTTCTTGCGCTGCCGTGTGGGGTTGATGGGGTTGCGCGCCAGTGTGGTAATCTGACCGCCGAAGTCGTTGTAACTGTTCGGCTCCAGCGGGTACCACGTCGGGGTATCCGGCAGCAGCGTGGGGCATTCCTCTTCCGCGTAGGACAGCCCCGTGACGTTGCTGTCAATTTTGTAAGTCTTGCACGTGGCCATCTTACATCACCTCATCATATTCAAAAATCGCAGTGACGTTGATCTGTTGAAACGCACCGCTGGAATCCACTTCCCGTAGACCGATGTTATGAAGCCACACGTTAGGATGCTTGGCTGCCTGCAGGGCGTTGACCACACCTTGCGCAGCCTCATAGCCTGCCCCATGCTGTGCCCCGATGGGGGCAAAGACTTGCACCCACAGCGTGCCCCGCCTCCCGTATCGTATGCACCCATGCGCACCCGTCAAGCTGTTATGCCACCCCCTGCTATGTCGCACACTCACCCGGCCCCACACAGCGTCCGCCGTCGGTACCGTTTCTGGCGTGCCCTCCCACTGCAGCGGGGCATAACTGGTGCCAGCCCAGAATGCTTGCACCCACCCATACAACACGTCACGGGCCTCAGCGTACTTCATCGCTTCAGCCCCATGAACAGAACCAGAGCCGTTTCTGCCGGCTTGAGCGTGCGAACGAATTCCACATGCCACGCGGTGCCCCCATCCAGCACCACGTTATAGCTGTCGTCCACTCCGCTGCCAGCAGCCACCCACAGCGTGCGCTCGCACCTGGCCAGCATTTCGTCCGTTACCCCGTACTCGCCCAGCTCCCGCTTCCCGGCGATAGGAACGAAGGTGGCAGGTGCGGTAACGGTTTTGCTGACAACCCTGGCCCCGGCCCCCAGCCACGGCTTCTGTGGGTCCGTGGGGGCCTGCACCACGCGCTGGAAGACGGTGTCGCGGCCGGTTTCCTTGATCATTTCCAAGGCCAGCTCGTTGAACTCGTCATAGCCGAAGGTGCTGCTCACCGTATCGCCCCCCAGCAGCCAATGGGAAACGCGGTGAACATGAGCATGTCCGCGTCCGGGAACTGGCCGAAGGCTTCAACGCGGCTACCATAGCCGCTGGCCATGGCGCTGAACTTCTTGGTGATGGGGCCGACGGTCTTTTCCGTGACCATGCCGGCCGTGCCGCTCTCGCTGAGCTTGGGCACAATAAACAGAGGGCCGGACAGGGCGTGCACCGCGTAGAGGGTGCAGGCGCGGATAACCACGGGGGGCACCACGTTCTTCGCCCATTGCGTGCCCGTGCGGGGCCACTCCAGGCCCTGTGTGCTCTTAGCGCGCTCGCCGGGGAAGCGCCGCAGGAAGCGAATGTCGATGTACTGTGTGGCGGCAACCAGAGCGGCCTCTTTCTGCTCCTGTGTGGCAGCGGTCCACGTCAGGCGATAGGCAGAAAACTTGTCCGCGTCTTCTACGCTGACATAGCTCATGGCCCCCGCCAGTCCTTCGCCCGTTTCCACTACCAGCGCCATCTTAGTTCCTTACGCGATACGGCACCCCATAGGGCCCGAGCACACTGAGTGTGCCCAGCGCCGCAGGTGCCAGTTCCCCGCCGAACCTGTACACCACCTGCCCCGTACCCGCCTGCAGCCACGCCCCCGCAGGCATAATCATGTCGCCCGTTGCCGGAGCGGCAATGAGGGGGCCGAAGGCACTAAATGCCCGCCGCTCCCGCTGCCGCTTCAAGTAACGGTACGTCAGCCCGTTCATTTCCTGACCCGTTCGGCCACCATTTCCACCAGCAGCTCAAAGTCCACGCCGGCCTTTCTCAGCGTGCCCAGCAGCTCCTGACGCTGCTCCGCCCGTTCCTTCTGGTGGTCCAGGTAGCGGCGGATGGCAATGTGAGTGTCTTCCAGCACGGGCTCCTTCACCGGGTCTTCCGCCGGCGGCGTGCTGGCCCGCTGCCGTTGCTCCCTGCGCTCTTGCGCTTCCGCCGTGCGGCTGTCCCTGTACGCTTTGGCCGCAGCGCGTGTGAAACCCGGTGCAACACTGTCCACATCGGCTCGCGTCACGCGGCCGGCGCTTCCCACGAAGCTCTGGACGTATTCCAGCTTCACCTGCCCGTCCGTATTCCACACGGAAACGTCATCGGGGTCCGCTTGCAGCAGCGCCTGCTTAATGGCTTCAGCCATTTCCATACTCAATCACTCCCGTCAGGGTGCCCGCCACGGTTTCTATCTTGCGGAGCTTAGGGACATTGTACAGGAAATCGTTCTGCACCAGTGCGACGGTCGCCAGACGGTATCCATTGACTGCCGAAAGTAGAAAGATGCTCCCGCGGGAGCCCGTGGCGGGCAACACACAATTGCGAATGAGGCTGATGCGGTGCATATCCCCGCCGGCCATGAAGTCCGTGCCCTCCGCCGTGTTGTACCCCCTGTGGTAATCCTGGGGCAGGGTGCGGTTCCAGTCGCTCTCGATGCCGAAGTACGCCCTGGCGGCGTTGCCACTGAACAGGTTGTCTTCCCACACATTGCCGTTGCTCTGTACCGCGCAGTACGCGAAGTACTTCGCGCCGTGCTCGCTGGTGGCCGTTACCGTGTTCCCCTCAAAGCGGTTATCGCTGCACCCCACGTATGCCTGGAGCTGCCCCTCGCCCTGCACCCGTGCGCTGGTAATGCTGTTGCGGCGGATAGCGTTGCCGTTGGCACCGTAGGCCAAGTGAATACCGCTGGAAATGTTGTCCTCCACTTCGTTGTACGTCACAACGTTGTAGGAGGAGCCATCCTGCAGGCTGATGCCCCGCATGTTGTTCCGCATGCGGTTCCCATCAAACACGCTGCCCTGCACGCCGCTGCAGCCGATGCCGTAGTAGCCGCCGTCAATGTCATTGTTGCGGATAACCACACTGGCAATGGCTTGGTACGGGCCGGCTGCCACATGCCGGGTCTTCCAGTATTGCATGGGCACCACATGCGGCTCGCCCGTGTCAATTTCGGCGTTCAGGGACACCCCGAAGGTCTTGAGGTCGTCCTGTTCACGGTCGCCGAGCTGGGAAGCACGGCTATACAGCTTGCAGTTCTCCACCAGCACGTCCTGCACCCCGGCAGTCTTGGTGGCGCGGATGCTGATGCATGCCCCCTTGGTGACGCCGCTGATGTTGGTGTCGTGGATGTGCAGGTGGCCCACGCCATAGCTGTAGATGATGGCTTCCTGGCCCCCGAAGTGCCCCTCTGCCACCACCTTGGGCAACGCTATCCGCGTGGGCGTATCCTTGTCCCGCAGCAGCACCCCCGCACGCTTGCCGTCCAGCACCACGCGCACCACCGCCTCCGGGTCGGCGGTAATGTGCTGCGCCCTGGCACCGGCCAAGTTCACCTGATCGTTGATCAACCATTCACCCCGGCCTAGATGAATGTGGTCATCCGTGGACGCCGCTTCTCTTAGGATAGCCACACTGGGGGTGCCGCTGGGGGCCGGGGTGATGGTCTTCATGCCGGGTACACCAAGCTGAGGGTCAGGGTTGCGTTGGCACCGTTGAAGTACCCCTCGGTACCCGTCTGGTGCCCATAGCTGCTGAGGCAGATGCGGTAGTCCGTGTTCGCTTCCATCTTGGCGAAGAACGCCACGTAGTTCTTAGCGCCACTCATGCGCGTCTGCGCCACGGTGCTGATGCCCACCACGGCGGGGAACTTCGTGATGTTGTTATTCAGCCAGTAGCCGGACGTCATGTCGTTGCCGTTCATCAGCTGCAGCTCCACGCGGTACCACCCCGCTACCGGAGTGTTCACCGTGGCGTTGGCCTTGAACGTTACCTGGTGGCTGGCCTCGCTGTTCACGTGCATTGCCGTGCCGTCAATGCTGGCCCCGTTGCCCCCCTCGTTCGGCACGCGGTACACGTTGTAGAATTGCGAGCTGCACACCACGGGGGTGGCTGCTGCCGCGCCACCACCGCCGCCACCGCCGCCCCCACCTGCAGCCTTGCTGTCGGTGTACTTCTTGGCCTGTGCCACGGCCGCCGCTGTGCGCTCATCCACGTATGCCTTGTCCGCCCCCACCATGTCCGCAGCGGGGAACGTACCGGCGGGCAGCGCCAGCATGTAGCACTCGATGTCGTTGACGTCGAGGCTGTTCATGCTGGAGTTGAACAGGATGCGCGTCAGGTTCTGGTTCACCGTGGCCTGCGGCTCTGCCCAGTATCCCGCTTCGCCCCACGCTTCGTGGCGGTCACTGTCGGCAAAGGCCAGCGGCCAGAAGCGCGGTGTTTCTTCCAGCGACACGACGAACACCTTGCGGTGGAACCATTGCATGTCCGCTTTGTTGCGCAGGTTGCCGCTCTTCGGGTCACCCTTGTACTCGCTGTACGTGCTCAGGACCGCGAAGCCTGGCGTCTTGTAGCATCGGGTGGAGATGTGATAGGCAGTGGCCGTGTTGCCGCCATACATATCCAGCAGGTCGGTACGCTTGCCGGTGCGCATGTTGACCATTGCCAGCTTGCCCTGCCCCGGCGTGTAGTCCCCGAACACATATGCGTCATCACCGTTCGGCAGCAGCGCGAGGTCGCTGTGCTCCGACTTGGTGTGCATAATGATGTACGGGACGTCCTCGGTGGCGGCCGGGTGTCGGGTCTTCAGGTCCCGCGTGTAGGCCCGCGTGCCCAGGTGGTCCTTATACGCCCAGGACACCGTAGCATACTCACCGGACGGCGACATGCTGGTGTGGTCGGGCTTGTCATCGGCATCAAAGCTGAGGTTGCCGATAATCTTGTCCTCCACGCGGTCATACACCACAATGCCCAGCATGGTGAAATTGGACCGCTCCACCTGCCAGCACCAGTACCGGCCGTCAATGGAGGGGGCACCTTCGCTCTTGGTCCAGCAGATTTCCGCTTCCGGCCAGATGGCCTTCAGGCGCGGGCCGAGCTCCGTGGTCTTGGAGGTGCGGGTGCGGATGTCCATCTCGAACAGCTTCATCCCCACGCCATTCATCGGCAGGTACCAGATGATGTTCGGGTCGGTGGGGTGCCAAATGGGTTCGCAGTCGCCGGCAAACCCCGGCAGCACATCCCCCAGCTGCTGCAGCGTATCCGCGTCAAAGAGGCACCAATAGCCGTCTTTGCGGTTCATAATCATGCGCGTGCCGTCGGCGTTGAACGCTTGACGGCGGGAATAGTCGCTGCGGATGGCCTTGCGGCCGGCGGCGATTTCTTCCTTGTTCTTGGTGACGCGCACGATGGGGGTGCCGTAGTAGGGGGCGGCGATGGCCACACCTTGCGTAAACGTGGGCGGGGCGGGCACCTGTACCACGGGGTTTTCCGGCGCGGTGTGCAGCGCCAGCGGCTTGCCCAGCAGCGGCGAAACTACGCCCGTGCTGGCCGGTACTACCGTATTGGCCGCCACCGGCTGCGGCGTGCCACCGCCACCCGCCTGCACCTTGCCGTCCGTGTACCGCTTGGCTTGCGTGAGCGCGTCGTCCGCCTTGTCGTCCACGTACTTCTTGTTCGCAGCGTCCAGGTTGTCCACCGCGCTGCCCACCTTCTTAACCCTGTGGCCATCCAGATCAGCGTCTGCGGTGAACGTGGTGGTACCGTCGCGCTTCATGTACGCGGACAGGTCCGGTGCCTGGCCACCGCCGCCCAGCGCCTTCCCGTCCGTGTACGTCTTGGCCTGCTGCAGCGCGTCCGCCGTCTGGGTGTCCACGTACAGCTTGTTCGCTGCATCGCTGCCTACAGCCGGGGCAGCCAGATTCAGGACCTTGTGGTTCTTGGCGTCCAGGTTGTCGCTGAGGGCCACGCTGCCGTCATGCTTGAGGTACGGGGACAGGTCCGGGGCTGCCGGCTGTTTGCCGTCCGTATACTGTTTTGCTTCCTGCACGGCGGCAGCCACCTTGCCGTCCACATACATCTTGCTGGTGGCGTCCCCTGCAGCGGACACTTCGCCCAAGTCCGTAATACGGTGGCCGTCGGCGCTCACGTTGCCTGTGAAAGCGGTGCTGCCGTCCTTCTTCATGTAGGGCGTCAGGTCCGGGGCCGGCCCACCGCCGCCACCGCCGCCACCCTGCGGCAGGCCACTGATGCGCTGGTCGGTGTATTGCTTCGCTTCCCGCAGCGCGGCGTCACTCTTGTCCTGCGCGTGTGTCTTGGCTTGTGACAGCGCGTCCGCGGACTTGTCGTCCGCATACTTGCGCGTTGCCGCGTGGTCATCCTGTGTCGGCGTGCCCAGCCGTTTAACTTGGTGGCCGGCAGCGTCCGCGTCCTGTTCCCACGGCTTGCCCAGTTCGCTTTTCACGCTGGTGGCAATCTTGCTGTCAATGTTGCCCTGCAGCGCATTTTCCACCGCTCGCTGCAGCTGCGCAGGATCCACCTCTGCAGTGTTCTTGCTCTTGCCGTAGTTCACTTCACGGCTGTTCTGGTACCGTTCGATGATTTCGCTGAACTCAGACATGTTGTCCCCTTAAATACGAAAGCACCGCCCCACCTGTGGATAACCACAGTTTGTGGGGCGGTGCCATAGCTGCCGCCCTGCTGATTACTTGAATTCGCGGGTAATCAGGCGAGCCATCTTGATCATCTTGCGCTCAGGGAACACACGTTTCCAGCTGGCAGCGGCGGCCAGAGTGGCATTGTTCGGGCCACCCGCAGCGGCGGTGCCGATGTAGGCATAGCCGACGGGGTGCAGCGCCCACTCCACGCGGTTGAACAGCACCTCTTGGCCGCTGCCGTTACCGGCCGCCGGGTCGCGCCACGTTTCGGTCGGAGTCTTGGCCGAGCCGGTGCCCAGGGCGAACGCGCCACGGGCAAACAGCCAGCTCTCCACCGTGCCGTCCGACTTGACGGGGATGTTGTCATTGACCACCACCTGCAGCCCTTGGAACGTGGGCACGCTTTGGGCGGCACCGTTAATGCTGACAGGGATGAAGTCGATCATGTTGTTCTTGCGCATCTGGCCGTAGACCAGACTGTGCACGCAAATGATCGACAGATCGCCCATGTGGTCACCCATCGTCAGCAGCGTGTCAATGAACGCTTTGCCGCCGAAGGTTGTGGTGCCTTCCACGAAGGTGGTGCCCTTGATGTCGTGGGTCAGGTCTTTGGCCGTATGGGTGCTGCCACCGGCCGGGGTGGTCTCGCTGTGTGCGAACACGCCCTGTGCCACCGACAGGAAGGCACGCTGCAGGCGCAGCGACCAGTACGTGGCGAGGCGATTGCCGATGTTGGTCATCGGGTCGTGGGCCAGCAGGTCGGCGGTCAGGTCCATGCTCGACCAGCTGTTGTTCCGGCTGAGGCGGATCTGGACTTCTTGGCCGGTACCGATCTTGTTCGGGGTGCTCTTGACAGCCGGATCGTCGTTGGAAATGTTTTCCTCGTCCTGATCCAGGTCTTTGAAGAACGGCACGTTGAAGGTGAGGCCTTCACCGGCGAGGTTGGAATTCAGCCGCGCATCCAGGGTGATGACGCCAGCTTGAATCAGCGTGCTCAGCTCGGTGGTCTGCAGCTGAACATAAGGGTTGAAGATTTCCGGAACAATGACGTCCGAAAGTCGAACGACGCCCTTTGCCATGGGTGACTCCTGGTGTAATAGGGGTTTGCCAAAGCGCCCAAGTCACCCATGTGATGGACCTTGCGCTTAGTATACACCAGGAGTTTCCGCTATAGGCAAGCGTTACAGGATATCCTTCCCTGCGGCCTTGGCCAGCTGCTGTGCCCGTGTGGGGTTTTCGCGATAAATGCGCCCCTGCTCAGTCAGGTTCCAGCTTTCCTTGGACCACGGGTTGTTAGCCACACTGACGGCGCGGCCACCCGTTGCCCCGCCACCCGTGGTGGTGCCCCACCAGTGCGGCCGCTTGGGTTGCATGTCGGTTAGCCACACTGCAGGGTCCACGCCGGGGGTAACACCACAGCCTTCCTTGGTGACAACCCGGTCGGTTTCGTCCACCTGGAAAACGCGCTCCGCATACATCAGGGCGTCTTCCATGGCCGTCTGCGTGAAGCCTGGCGATTTGCGGATGGCCGCCTGCACCTCGTCCGCAATGCGCCGGCGCAGCTTCTCGGCCTGGTATTGAGTGACCACACCTTCCAGCTCGTGCAGCTTGGCGGTCAGGCTCTGCTTCTCACGCTCCAGCGGGGCCACGCGGCTCTTGATGCGGCTTTCCACCAGATCGTTGAGCTTCTTGTCGTCCACCTTGCCTTCGGCAGCCAGACGGTACTCATCGATGCGTTCCAGTTCCTGGATCACCTCATCCACGCTGCGGTCGCCCAGCGGCCGGTACTGCTCGCGCAGCTTCTTATGGTCGTTGCGCTCTTTGCGCAGCGCTTCCTGCAGCCGATCCACGTCTTCCTGCTGGCGCAGCCCTTCGATGGCTTCCAGCACGTACTGGCCGTTCACCTCGTGGTACAGCTCGTGGAACTTCTCGTCGATGCCTTCCAGGCTGTCCAGCCGGGCTTTCAGTTTCATTCGTCAATCCTCAAACGCTTCGGGGTATTTCGCGTACAGCTCTTTCAAAGTGTACTGTTCGCCATCGCTATCAACAAACTTGTCCAACGTCAACTTGCCGGCCCGCCACAGTTCGTATCTGTTCTTGCCCAGAACCTTGCGCTGTGTGTCCTCATCCTGGCGCTCGAACCATTCCTGGAACGTTTCCACCGGCGGCACCCCCTGGCCTTCAAACAGCGGCACCCGCTTGCTGCGGCAGTTCGGGTGCATCGGCGGCACAGGCCCTTCCCCCACCGGGTATACGCGGCCGTGCAGGGTGCGGCACAGCGCACTCGTGCGCGTGTCCAGCACCGCCGTGTAGACTTCCTTGGTGAACACGCCCGGGTTCTCGGCCGTGATGGCGTACTGGACGTTTGACGCCACGCCCTCTGTGGCCGTCGTGACCACGGTGCGGATGTTGCGGTAGGCCACCGCGTTGGTGCCGTTGCTGTAGTTGAGGATCTTGGTGCCCACCGTGGTTTCCTGCAGCTGCCGCGCAGACGAAGCGGAAAAGGTGGCAGCGCGCAGCCTGATGGCGTCGCTTTCAGCCAGCTGCAGCAGCCATTTCTCCACGCTGTACCCCACCACCGGCATCCGCAGGATGGCGTCCACGCTGGTGGCACCCGTCAGGAACACCTTCACTTCCTTGGGCGCGTTGGTGAGCACCATGTTGCGAAAGTCCAGCCGTTCCGCCTTCGCCAGGTGACCCATGAACTTGCGGAACCATTTCACAATCTTGCGCCACACGGCCTGCCGTATGGCGTTCAGCTTGGCGAAGATGGACTTCTTAGCCCTGTGGTCAACCGACTGGCCCTCGCGCCACATGTCGTGGATGGTGTAGGTGAACTCCTGGTCCTTGACCTTGAACTCGGCGACGTAGCGACCGGCCTCATTGATAGCCACACGGTGCAGCTGGGCCTGCTTCGCTATCATTTCGTCATAGAGCTTCTGGTTGGCGCTCTTGGTCTTCACCGCGTGGCCCTCCTAATCAGGCGTCGCTGGGGCTGGCGTCCTTCAGCTTCGTATCCAGGCGCGTACCTTGGGTAAGCGGGATAACCTCGCCGTCGGGCCCTTCCTTGGTAATCTGGTCCAGCTCCTGCTCGTAGGTCATGTCCGTCATGCCGCGCTGGGCCATCATGTTGTGAATGCTGAGCATGCTGATGGGGGCACCCATGGCCTTGGCGTTCATGTACTCCACCAAGTCCTTACCGGACAGTTCGTAGTCTGCGAACTCGAGGTTCGGCTTGACTTCCACCTCTGCCGGGTTGTACCCAAGCCACTCCGCAGCAATCCGCAGCAGCTTTTCCAGCCCCTGCGCCGCGCTTGTGGCAATCTGGTTCAGCGTCACGGTCTGCCCCGCAATGCGCACCTGCAGGGCAAGGCCGCTTTCGTAGTTCACGGTGCCGCTCTGCAGCCGGCCGCTCATGCTCTGCGCACGCACCAGATCCGCTTCCAGCGCCTGGCGCTGCTCCGGCAGCCCCTGACTATTGACGCCGATGTACCGCGCTTCCCCGCCCTGCTCCACCTGCAGCACGCTACCTGCACCCGTGCGCAGCGGCTCTTCCCCTTCCCCTACGTTGCGGTGCACCTCGCCCACAATCACCAGCGTGTCCTGGCCCTGCATGAACAGGTTCTGCCGGTAATCCGCTTCACTGCGGTACACGGTAAGCGCAAGGTTGGCCAGCCCCAGCAGCGGCGGCCGGTCTGGCGTCGCAGAGTTATCCTTGGAGTTGATAAACACAAAGGGAATTTGCCGCAGCGGCACCCCGCGCACGGCCGGCGTAATCATGGCGTCGGGGGTGTACTCCAGGGACGTGTCCTCCGTGAACACGCCCTGGCTGTAGGTGCCCTTCGTCTCGTTGGCCAGCAGGTCCCCCAGCTGCAGCACGCGGAACTTCTGTGCCCGCTTCCAGCTGAAATCGTCCTGCCGCACCATGCCGCTCTCGTCCAGGACCACGAGGTTCAGGGTCTGTTCACCTTCGTTAAACTCCCGGTCGTCCCAGTTCCGGATGCTCTCCGCGGTGTACATCGCCAGGTACGGCACCGGCTCGCCGTTAACCACACTGGGCAGGTCCAGCAGCAGCCCCACCCGGCCGCTTACCAGCTGCTCCTCGTTGATGCGCCGCAGCAGCATCATGAGCCCCTCCCCGTTCGGCGTGGCATGCTCCCGCATCCCTTCCATGCCCTTGGGCAGGTTAATGGTGGGCGGCTTCTTCCACATCATGCCAATGAACGTCTCCACGGCTTCCTTGACGAACTCGTGGTAGACCGCACGCAGGAGATACGCATTGTAGGCATCCGCCCCGCATTGCCCCGGCCCCAGGCCGTCGATGCGCATCCCTTTGGTGGGCGGCAGGTACTTTGAGCCAGCATTCTTGATGGCGCGCTGGCCACGGTAGCTGTCCCGCAGCAGCTCCCAGTCCTCCATGTTGAGGGTGTACAGAGGGTGAACGTTCTGAACTCCAGCCATGATTAGTAGAACCCCGTTGCCGCGCCGCTGCGCGTTTGAATGCGACCCATGGGCCAATGCCAGTCCACAAAATACCCGATTGCCGTGCTGATGTGCTGATACTTGTTCGTATCGTCTTCCTGGAACGTGGAGCCCTCTTTGAATTGCACCGTGGCGAGGGCCTTGTGACACCATGTGGCCGTCTGCGGGTTAACGAACAGCGAACGCCGGCCGTCCGCGCTCAGCACCTTGGCCCGTACCGCGTTCTGCCTATCCTTGATGGCCGGATGCTTGGGCCGTACCCTGCGCTCAAACTTCCAGCCGGCCTCCCGCAGCACGGTTTCAATCTCGGTGTAGTCTGATTTGTGCCCGTGCTTCTCCCCGGCCCGCCCCGCCGGGTCCCCGTAGATGTAGACCATCTTGTTCTTGTGGTCACGGAACTTCTCGACGAACTCCAGCGCACTCTGCCGGCTCACCGCGTTTTCCAGCACCACCTCATCGAGCAGGAACGGTACCCCCATGCGCAGCACCGCCACGGCGCTACTCAGCGGCGTGAAGTTCTGGTCATGCATCCAGTGCAGCTCTTCCCATTCCTTGATGGTCTCGTTGCAATGGTTCTGCGGGCCGTAATCCTCGTAAATCCTGCCGCTGGCCGTCTCAAAGCTGGCCTCATACTCCTGGCGGTATTGCTTCGCGCTCATGGTGCGCTTGGCCGCCTCAATGACGTCTGGAGGCAGAATCTCGGCACTCTTCCAGTGGAAAACCTTCCAGTCCGGGTCATTACTCGTCTGCGCGTACTCGCACATGTCGTAGTAATGGTTGAGGCCTTCCGGCACGCCCGTGAACCAGCACCACGCCCGGTAGTGTGGCCGTCGCGGGTCAACCGTGTTGAGAGCCGGCATGATGTTGGCTTCCATGCTGGCGCTCTTCACGTCCGCGATTTCGTCAATCACCCCGCCGGTCCAGTTCACACCTTCAATACGCTGCGGCGTGTCCAGGCCAAGGATCTGTATCACGCTGCCGTTAGGCAGGTAGATCTTCAGCTCGCCTTCGCTGGGCTGTTTCGGGTGCAGCACGCTCAGGGTCAGCGCCTTCATGTCGTCCCACCAAATGCGCTTCGCCTGCGCGTAGGTGGGGGCGGCGGCAAAGTACATGCCGCCGCCATTGGCCATGGCCTCTTGAGCTAGGAAGCGCTTGGCACGTTCCGTTTTCCCACTGCGGCGGCCTGCAGGTACCAGCGGGAACCTCACGCCATTCTGCACCGCCTTCATGAGCGCCAGCTGCACCGGGTGCTCCTTCAACGGGTACCACCGGCCCATCTGCCGGTCTAGCATGGGGTTGCCGCTTGCCATGTTCAGTCATCGTGCAGGTTGTTAACCACACGTGCTGGCACCGCACGCTCAATCTTCTTCATACGCTTGCGCTGCCCTGGCGTGTCGTTTCCTTCCAGCACCTGTTTCACCGTCCACGGGATGCTGTTCTTGCCCTTCAAACTGCGCCGCAGCAGCTCATGCGCTTCCTGGTCAATACTTGCTATCTCTTGCGAGGTTCTCGCTGAAGTCTCGGAACGCTTGCGCGAGCTCTTGGCTTGCCGTTGTGCTGTCATTGAACTTGTCGATGCCCAAAATCCTACTGAGCATTGTAGCGGCTTGGACCTGAGTGTTGAAGGGCCCGTTCTGCGCCGCTCGCCGCAGCGTGTCCATAACCAGCTGGCGGTCGGACTCGAACTGATCCTTGGGCTCAGGACGAATCTTGGGCAGCTGCGCCTGGACGTAGGGATCGTTAATCAGCTCCTGCCCCTGGTCCTCCGCAAACACCCTCTGGAACCCCATACGAAGGGCAGCCTTGTAGGGATCGAAGTCCTTGAGGTACTCCTTAACGAACTCATCCCTCAGCAGCCGTTCATCAGGGGTCAGGTACCCCTGTTTCATCTCGCTGATATCAAAAGCCGTTTGATTTCCCATGACCGTTTTCCACTTCTTGATACCACAGTATAAGCGAATGCACTCGCGCACGGCACAGGCCAAAGGCCTCCCGCTCCGCCAAATACGCCGCCAGGAGCTCCCTATTTGTGGTTATCTTGCCGTACTGCACCTCCGGGCACGGCTGCAGCAGCCCGTCGGGCTTCAGCTTTACCACCCGCACCACGACCCGTTCCTTGGGTGGCAGCGTTGGCGCTGTTGAGCAGGCCCCCAAGAGCATCGGGAATAGGCACATCCAGCCAATTAGCCACGGACGGGTCTTTGCGTTCCAGGTCTTGGAGCCTCGTGCGCATGGCGTTGTTTTCACGGTTGACACGTTCCCACTGAGTCATCATGTTGTGGATAGCCACACTGTTGGCGGCACCCGTCTTCTTCATCTGCTCCAGCTGCTGGTGCTGCACCTCTATTTCCTGGTGCGCCATTTCCAGCTTCTCGCTCACACTGTGCAGGTACAGGCGCGTTCCTTCCAGGTCAGCCATCACGCCCCGCTTCGCTGCCCACATCCCCACGCACAGGCCCCCCGCCACCAAGAACATCGCCAGCAGCAGGTACTCCATCAGCAGCCGCTTTCTGGTTAGCACCCACGTAACGAGTCGGACCATATGCAATTCCCTCATCCCCGTAGTTCTGCGCCACTCCTAGCCTACGCAGCACTATACCGCTTAACATCCCTATGCTGGCATTGGCCCCCAGCCACCCGCTTACACCCACCACCACGCCCGTCCACTGGTCGCTCAGCCCCATCGCATTGCACAGCAGCAGCACCAGCACGCCCACAAAGCCCGCCGCGAAGGCCTCAAACAGCGCCCGCGACCAGACCACGCGGTGCCGGCTATCCAGTACGCGCATGACGTGGCCAAGAAAGCCGCCCAGGATGGCAAAGACCACCATGATGCCGCTCTTCACCCACCAGATTTTCCACGGATCTTGGTCTAGCATGCGCCGGATTATATGAAGGTGCGAACGTTGCCCGGTGCGAGCCCCTTTACCAGCTTCCGTGACGGCCCCTCCGTTGCCTCCGCGACGGTTATGTGGTCATCCTTGTCCCAGTCCAGCCCCGCGTTCTGCCTGTACGCAATGTACGGGGCTTTGAACAGCACGAAAGCGCCGCCCTTGCCAATGGCAGCGGGGTACAGCACCGCCATGTAGACGTCCATCAGCGTGCGCAGCCGCCCCCGGTAGGGCTCAAAGTACGCCTCAACGTACTTCAGCTGCTGCACCGGCGTCATTTCCATGAGTGCCGACACGCTGGTGCCAAGAAGCTTGGCCGTGCCTGGCATGAATTGGATGAGGCCTACCGCACCGCTGCCCGCAGCGTTGCGGATATCTGCGCGGAAAGTTTCCGCTGTTTCAAAGGCCATAACGGCCATGAGGTAATTCGGCTGCACCCCCAGCCGACGTGACACTTCCAGCACCTCATGGCAGAACTCTGGCGAAACCTTTGCACCCCAAGAAAGCTGCATGGCGTACCTCCGTTTTCAACAAAGTATACGCCAGGAGCTAACGATTTAGCGGGCGTGGGCCAGCGTGGTACGAGCGGCAATGCCAAGTTGACGGGCGACGCGGCAGTTGACGCCGTTGCCGATGATGCGGTGCTGTAGCGTCTTGGTTACACCCATGTCCGTCATGAACACTTCAAACCAATTCGGGCAGCCCATCAGCCACGCCGCCTGTGCCGGCTGTATCACCCCCGTGGGGCTGGCCTCCACATCCTTGGCGTTAACGCGCACCCAGCTGATGCCGCTTTTGCAGTGCAGCGCCGCCAAGTTTTCCTTATCGGACTTCAGCCGGCGGGTGGTGCCAAAGTACTCCAGCGCCATCACCTGCCCATCCACCACCTTGCCGCTGTCAACGTCCCTGCGCAGCGCCGTCAGGATTTCCTGGATGTTCTTCTTGCGGAAATCCCCCAGCCGCTTGCCGTGCAGCCACGAGGGGTCCCGAACTGCCCCGGCCCACCCCCGCCCTGGCACCTCCGGCGCATGCTTGGGCAGCTGTGTGGCCATCGGCAGGCTGCTCTTAACGTGGGCCACCAGGAACATGCGATCCCGCTGCGCGTAGGTGCCAAAATGCGTGGCGCAGAGGCGGAACGTGGCCACGTACGGGTAAGCGGCTTTCAGCACGTTCATGGCGCGCTGGACCACGGGGTAACGGCCCACCTGCCACACGTTTTCGATGATGACCACACGGGGGCGCAGGCGGGATGCAATGATGGCAGCCGCCTCGTAGAGGTCTGCGACGTCCGTGAGTGCCGTGAGCTTGCTGTTGCCGACGCTGAACTCCGTGCACGGTGGGCTCGCCCACAGCACGTCCACCTCCGGCGTCCCCTCCGGCGGCAGCCACCCCGCGTGCAGCCTGTCGTCCAGCACCGTAATGCCTGGCCCCTGCACCGCCTCATACACGTTGGCAATCACGCGGTCCGCTTCCACCGCATACACGGGGCGGCCGCCGGCGTCTATGAGCCCCATGGTGGCCAGCCCGCCGCCGCAGAACAAGTCCGCGAAGGTGAAGTTATTCATTTCCAGTCACCCACCACAAGATCAGCATCAACGCCAGCAGCGCCACGGCCCGCACCAGCTTGGACGGGCGCTGCCGTCCGTGCATACACCTTGTTCTGTACCACGTAGGGTCCAAGGTCGAGGCCCGCTTTCTGTTTTTCATACATCTGTTCCACGTCAAACCGAAGGATGCGGCAAAAGGCATCCAGCGTCATGTCCGCCACCGCCAGCGTGCCCGGCCCCACGGCCGCCGCTGCGGCGGTGCGGGCGGGGAACACGTACAGGCGGGCCATCCACGGGGTCTTGAACGTGTGCTTCCACACCAGCACCGGCCTTTCTCCCGTCCGCGTGGCCTGCTCCACACACTGCAGCCACCACGCCCCCACGCTCGCGCTCTTGTGGTTCTTAACCTCAATGCTCCAGCCGCAGGGGTTGAGAATGTCCGCGCCGCCGTGGGCGGCCTGGTGCACGTTGCGCAGGAACCAATTCTGAGACGTATCCCCGCCCCTCACGTCCCACACGATGCCGTTGAACAGGCGGCAGATTTCCCGTTCGCTCTCTTTGCCCTTTTCAACACTCTTTGCCATGTCATTTCATCCGTTTTGCCAGCCAAGCCGCCGCCCCCTCGCCCTCCGTGCACCACCAGAGCTCAATCTTGCGGTAGAGGGTGCTGCGGCTGTACCGCATGTTGCGGCATGCTTCGGTAACTGTTTTGCTCTTCTCAAGCCAGTACTCCACGTACTGCATCTCGAGGCTCTCCTGCATACTTTGCCACCGTTGGTTGAATTTCACGAAAGCCCCATCGTCCTCCTCGGCGACAGTCATGGGGAAGATGCTGCTGGCGGAAATGGACCCCAGGATGACCACATTAGGGGCATAGCCCAAGACCACGAAGGGGTACTTGAAGGTGTGCAGCTCCAGCTGCACCTCCCGCAGCCTCGCCCCCGTCACCAGCGCCACCCACGGCTTCCCCGTGCTCAGCGCGTTGCCGCAGTCCTGTTTCAGCTCCGGCACGCCCCGGGGAAAGACGCAGTAGGCCACGCTGTTTGCCCGGCACAGGTTAATGAATTTGTCAATGGCGAATACGTCAATCTGCAGCACGTTCCATGCCCTCCATGAATTTTTCCTCGATTGTCAGGAAGTCGTTATCCACGGCCCGGGGGGCCATGGCCAAGCAAAAGCCGGCACCCACGCTGGCGGGCCAATCCGGCGGCGTCCAAATGAACGTACACTCCCAGCTGTAATCCTGCCCGAAGCAGATACTCACCGCCCGGGGCATGGTGTCGCGCATCAGCTGTTCCACGTTCTTGGTGCAGGCCACCACCAGCGCCACGTTCTTCAACCTGGCCACCGTCCACCACGCTTCCACTTCCTTCTCGCTGGCCAGCACGTCCGGCCAGACGTAGATCCACTTCTTGGGGTCCAACAGCGGCTGCAGCCCCTGCTGGCACAGCAGCTGCACCACCTCTTTTTCATCCCCGCCTTCCAGGTGCACCACCGGACCCAGATTTCCGGGGGTGTCACGCTCCTGGATAACCACATGCCACGCGGGGAACTTGCGAAGGAAGAACCCGGCGGGGCGCTGCCCTGGCAGCAGGTGCACCCACTGCGCGTGGTCATTGTACAGCTCGTAATGCTTGGCGTCCGGCGCGTCACCAGAGTCGCATGCCTCTTCGTACGCTTCCAGCACCACCTCCAGCTCCCGGGGCACCCACTTGGGCACCTCCCAGCCCAGCGCCTCGCCCATCGGCCCCCTCCACCCCTCTTCCGGCGTGTCTTCCAGGACCTTCGAGACCACGTTCCAGGCCGCCGCCGTCACGTGCCCATGGTAGGCGCATTTCTGCGCCATCCCGTCCAGCACCTCCTGCATGTAACCCGGCAGCATCATTCTTCTTCCTCCTGAACCATGAACGACAAGAAATTGTAGGTGCTGGGCCACCGCCGCACCGCTTCCGCCAGCGCATACATGTACGCCTCATCCGGCCACCCCACAGGCACCTCCACCACCGCCGCCCGGCCCCTCGTGCCCGCCGTAAAGTACCCATCGTGGCACCTCTTGGCCACCGCCGGCACCACATCCGCATCCATGGCCGCCACCCGGCAGCATTTGGTACCCCGGCTGTGCGCGTAGGGCTTTTCCGTCCAGTCTTCCCACTCCAGCAGCGGGTTCTCGTCCGTCATGCGCAGTTCCGGGTTCACCACGTTAACCACCTTGGGCCACGGCATCCGGTTCAGCAGCTTGTGCCGCGCCATGTAATCGTACACCTCCGCACGGCTAAACTGGTAGCCGTTGGCGTAGTACACCCACACCCCGTGGCTTATCCAATGCACCGCCCCCATGTTGTTCGGCAGCGCCCCCAGCCCATCTTCCACGTGCTGGTAAATCCCACTGCCCACCCCCTCGCCCGTGCTGTCCACTTCCACAATCAGGCACCACCGGCGCTGTGCGGCAAACACGGGCAGCGCGAACAGCTCCTCGGCGCTTATGGTGTCCATGTCCACTTCCACGATGAACGGATGAACACAGTATCCGCCCGGCGGCACCGCCCCCGTCTCGCGGCCCCGCCGCTGCATCATGGTTTTCCAGGAGTGCACGAATTTGTACATCGTATCATGCTGTTCCTGGGGCTTCATGCGCAACTCCCGCTGCAGCCACTGCAGAGAGGTCTCGCCCCCCTCGGCGTCCTGGTCGCAGAGCTCGAACTCCGCCTTAAACGCCGCCGGATCACTTTTCAGCAACTCCAGCAGCTTTCCAGCATCGCCCTTGTCCAGCTCATAGTCAAACCACAGATCATAGATCTTCATTTAAACCACCTCGGTTCATATTGTTTCAGGTTCAGCATCTCGCACAGCTGCAGCAGCTGCTGCGGCACCGTTGCGCGGCCCATCAGCCCCTCCGCCCACAGCCGGCCCAGCACCCACAGCGTCTGCCCCATTGTGAGCTGCGAGCACAGCGCCCAGCGATGGCCACACAGGCGGACGGGGCGGTCCATCTCGTCCTTGTCCACCATGCGCACCAGCGCCTTCATGTCCGCATGCCGGCCGGTGCAGATAAGGATGGGCTTGAACGCCACCTCCGGCAGCGTCTCATGCGGCTGCCCCCACAGGTGCACCAGCCCCTGGGCGTCCATCCACCCCCTCTTGGCACACTCCAGCAGCGCGGTAGCCCACATCCCCAGCTCCGGCACCGCCACCACGAGTGTACCCGTGGTCATCCCATACCACCCTGCCGGTATCTTGCGCGCCACCTGCAGGTCCGGGTTCTTGAACTCCGGACCGCAGATAACCACATAGGGCACCTGCAGCGTTACCGCCCACGCCGGCGGCACCACGCTATCAAACACCGCCAGCGCCTCCTCCCGCACACTCACCTCCTGCAGGTTCGGCACTCCAAGCCGCCCCCCACCCGCCAGCCGCTCCAGCACATCCTGCACCTGGATATACTTCCGCACCTCCGGCTCCAAGCTGCCCTTGATGTCCAGAATTTCCTTCTCAGCGTGCACCGCCCACCCTGGCCACCTGTTCAGCAGCTCCTGCACGCTGTCCACCTTGTAATAGTCCTCCGCGTACCGATCACGGAACGCCAGCGGGTTGATGTAACTGTTCATTCTTACCTCCGTTGGTACAGTTTTGTAGCATTATAAGGCTACACCTCAATGTCGTAAAAGCCCTTGATGTGCTCGTGGTACAGGCGCTGCAGCACGGCCTGTGGCCAGTACCAAGGGTGGGAGATGCTAATGAGGCCGTGTTCCACGGTCAGCTGTGTCACTTGCATTTGCCCTGGCCCCGCCAGCTGTTCCATGTATCGCAGCTCCAGTTCTGTGCCCGCCATGTGCACCGTCGCCGCGCTCCAGTACGGCTGGCCACACAGCAGGTAGCGACGGCCGAAGATGCGGCGTTCCCACTCCCTGCCGGTCTGGACGCTGATGAACTTCTTCCAGTCCAGCGTCCGTGTACGGGGTTGCTGCGCCACCAGCTTGTCCCACAGCGTGCCGGTAGCGGCAGGTGCGCGGTACCGCGTAATGTGCCCTACCGCCTGCTGCATCATCAGCCACGGCGGCGTCCCTTTCTGTGCGTATATCCACATGCCGGGGTACAGGTGCAGGCTCTCATAGCGCTCGAACCAATCCCAGTCCATTTCCGGCTGGTCCACGGCCACCACAACGAAGCCCGCCTGCAGCTCCTTTTCCCAGTGTTCGCTTTTCTCGTACATCACGCCGCCGCGCTGATGGAGAAAAGCATGAGGTCGCCAGGGGGCGGGGGTCAGGAGGCTGAGTTCCCGCAGGTGGTTATCGTCATACGGCAGCATCCCGCGGGTCTGCATGGGGATTTCGGGGAAGTTTTTCATAGTCGTGTCGGTGTGTAGGATGGCCACACTTTGGGTGCGGCCGGGGGTTGTACGGGGAAAAGGAGCAGAAGGGTTTCCGGGCGGGGGTTAGGGAACGAGGTAGGGGTTGGCAGGGATGGCGCCCCACTTACCATCGGCCACGATGATTCTTCGGTGCTCCTGGCCCTGCCACAGGCCGCGCAGGGCGGGGTACGCCTTCGGCTCCGGGGGCCACCCCAGCGCCTCGCACGCCGCCCCCCACAGCTCCGGGCATTTCGGAGGCCGAAGGGGGTGAGGTTCAACTTGGTCTTCCGTATTCTCCGCCACCCTCCGCAGCGTCCCATACGGCGCAACCCACTGCCGGCACGGCAGGGGGTGGGGCTCAAACCCCCGCGTCGGCAGCCGCGTCTGCTCCACCTCGAAGCGATTGATGGCCACACTGGTGGCGTAGGCCCACAGGTGCGCCCACTTGCCCACCGGCATGGGGCCGCCCAACGGGTGCAGCGTGCGGGAGTTCTCATACGTGGCATTCAACGGGAACGTGACCTCAATCCACATGCCCTTCAACTCATCCACCACATACGTGTCCATCTCCAGGTACCGCGTCCGCTCCGGCACCGCCGGCGCTTTCTTCCTCCACGGCACAAACGGCGGCAGCTGCGCCCTCTTAACGCACACCATGCGGTACACCGGCACCAACGCCCCCCGGTTCATTGCCCAGCCCATTTCGCCCTTCCGCTTCATGTTGGCGTAGAGGGTTTCATTAGTTTCTAGGGCAGCCTTGTTCCACGTGTTCAGCGCCCCCCAGTAATTGTCCCGGCCCGTCGCGTTGCCGAACCTCACAATGCGCAGGCTCCCCCACCGCAGCACCTGCATCGGCCCCACCCTCACCGCCTGCCCCAGCGGCACCGCCCACACCACCGCCCACACCCCGCCGGCAGGCCAGTCGATTTCGGGCTCGTCGTTCCAGTGAGGGGCCTCGTGAGGGATGATGCGGGGCGGATGTTGGATGGCCACAGTTTTGGATGGGGTGGGGGTGGGTTGGTTGGATGGAAAGTTGAGCGTCTTCATTTCATGAGTTCCCAAGTCACGTTGTAGACATAGTCGGCCATCCGGATCACATCGCCCGGCAGGCCACCAAGGTACTTCCCACTGCACACACGCTGCACGGCGGCGAAGGGTACATGAAAGACACACGGCGGCGTCTGCTCACAGAACGCCAGGAGGTGCGTCCGCACCTTCGGCGGCCGGCCCGTGTTGCGGATTACTTCCCACTCCGCACGCCGCATGTCAAACCTCACATTCTCATTCAGCGGGTTGTGCACCACCAACGGCGGCAGCTGCCCCCACTGCTCCGCCTTTACGCGGCTTATTTCATGTATCCCCGCCCCCAGCAACGGCTCCAGCGTGGTCTTCTCAATCTCCACGGCCAGCGGCAGCTGAGGGGAAAGAGGCGGCAGGGAGAGGGTGTCGGGGATTTCGATGGGGGGTGCGTGCGTGGGGGTGGCAGGAGGGGGCAGGGCGTTGGCAGGGGGCAGGTTGGCTGGAGGAGGGAGCAGGGCGGTTTCCAGATAACCACACTTTTGCAGGTCCTGGAGGTATGCGGGGTACTGCGCGGCGGCCTGGCGCAGCGCGGCGGTCAGCTTGGGCATGCCCCTCCAGCGGTGCTGCTCGCCACTCCACCCCAGCACCACCAACGTGGGGGCCAGCACATGCCGGGGCATCGCACTCGGCAGGCACAGCCCGGGGTAAGGGTGCCACGGGGCGGCGTTGGGGCGCTGCAGGGCGTGGCCGGTATGGGCGGGGCCGGTGGGGGTGGGGGTCAGCGTGGGGTACGTGTAGGGGTTCGGGTAGGGGTCGACGTTGGGGAAACGGATGGCCACACACCAGAAAGCACGGCGGGAGGGCAGGGAGGGGCCGAATGGGTTAGGTGAGTGTGTCATGTTGCGGTGTGGCGTGTAAAGTGGGTTGGTGAGGGGTGTAGTTTAGGGCAGGAGGGCAG